GCAAAACAAGCAGCTAATGAAGCAAAAGATAAAGCACAAGTAGCAAAACAAGCAGCTAATAATGCAAAAAATAAAGCACAAGTAGCAAAAAAGGCAGCAGAAATTGAGAGAGCGCGGCTGGAGAACCTTCAACAAGAACAGGTGAAGGCGGCAACGAAGATTCAGGCAATAGTGCGAGTATACAGTAACAAAAAAAATATGCAAGCAAAAAAAGAGGCGGTAGCGGCGAAGAAAGCAGAGGAGGAGGCAGCAGAAAAGGAGAGAGCGGAGGAGGCAGCAGCGGCGGCAGCAAAAAAAGAGGCGGCAGCAAAGAAGGCAGATGAGGAGGCAGCAGCGGCAGAGGCAGCAGCGGCGGAGAAAAAGAGGCAGAAGGAGGAAGCTGAGAAGAAAAAAAAAAGTATACAAAGAAAAATATTAAGTTATATTTTTGAATATGATGATGAAAAAATAATAAAAAAAAGAATAAAATTATTAAATGCAAAATATAAATTAGAATTAAAAGATGATGTTCTAAAATTAATTACATCATATAGTGATATTGCCAAAGGTACTCTTGATACACAACAAAGAGAAACACATAGCACTGAAAATATAGATATTACCACAAGAGATGTTAATACATTCGTAGATTTTTTAGCAAAATATAAGTTTAGCTATAATCATAGTGATATGGATGGTGATAAAAATAAATTAATAAAATTATACAATAAAGTTGGAATAAATATTGATGAAACTATTGCTGAAAGCATGTTAAAATCATATTTTCCCAATGGTAAATTAGAAAAATCTAAATTAGAATACTTATATAAAAAAGATGACGATAACAGTGTTAAGTCTTCTAATGAAAGTGAAAATTTAAGAGCCTTTAATATATTCTTAAAAAGCTTAGATAATAAAAATATAGATGATATAATTAGAGTAGTTTATAAAGATAGTCCTCCTCCTGATGAAAAAACAAAAGATAAATTCAAACAATTATTTTCTGACAGCAATGGTAAATTTAAAATTAGTTCTATATCAAAATTATTTTAATATATAATTATAAATGGAGTATTAGCTTTAATTAGTATTGATAGTTACATTAATGAATATAACATGGTTTATACTTGTTAAATATTTTGCTAAAACAGAAGATAATATTATAATTACATGCTAATTACATGCTAATTACATGCTAATTACATGCTAATTACATGCTAATTATCAATCTTTTCAGCATTATTAGCTATTATTGTTCTAATATACAAATATTATGAAAATAAGGTAAGTATAATACCTGTTAATATAACTAGTATGTTTATACTTTCTATATTACATTTTACTACTTATAATGCTCTCGTAAAAGCAATAGATTATTCAAATAATCCTGGATATGTTAGAGCATTTGTAGGATTAGAGATATCTATATTAGCCATATTTTAAAAAATATGAGTTCATATAAAATGATTGGCATTGCAAGCAGAGCATTAGATATTATACTAATATCATGTTTTAGCTAATTAAATCCATGTGGTCTCAACCAATTTGTTACACATATATTATCATTTTTAACACTATGAGAAAAGAAACAATCACACTTAATATGACAAAATTTGCTCTTTCTTGTTAAATATTTAGGCACATCATCATTTTCGTTATTTTTTTTTGTATTGTTTGAGATATTATATTTTGGATAAGTATTATTGATAAATGCTGGTGTGATTTTCATATTTTTTCCTGTAAATAACATATAATTGTTATTGAGAATTGTTAGATAAACTAAAAATGAAATAAACTTTATCATCGTTATAGTATAATAACAACTATTTTTTATATAAAAAATATATATTTTTTTGTTTTTTTTCAATTATTGTTATATATGTGCTTGCGTTTATTAGCTAATAAAATCTTTGAGTTTTTTCATTACGATGCAACCGTCTCTAATGCGGTCATCGGTATCGAAATCATCGTCATTGTAGCGCGAGAAGCATCCGTGACATACGCGTAGATTTATTACAGAGACACTGCCACCGTTAGAAAGCGGCCAAATGAACTGTTGGTACCTACCACCACTATGTGGTTTGTAGCAATGATATGGCTCACTGCCAAGATTGATTGGTTCAGGCTCAGAATCTACTGAGCAGCAAGGGCCGCAGCAGAACTTGACGTTCTTAGCATCAATAACCACATCAGGGCACATCATTTTGTCTTTCCAGTGTTCTCTTATATACTAAGAAAGTTGGTTGCTTTGCAAAGTTGGTTGTTGCGAGAAGACTTCTTGTCAAGAGTTTCAACAAGCAGATATTGGGTAGGCAGTGCCTAATAAATACAAAACAGGTTTAAGATCATTTTTTTTATAAATTAGAACATTTTTATCCTGCTTGAAACATAATTATTATATTTATAATAATTAGAATAATTAATGCCTAGTTCAAGAGCAGCAGGAGTTTCTTTATCACAATTATTAGCAACATCAATGTCTGAATTACCAGAATCCACTATAAGAAATTTAAAAAAAGATACAAACAACTTAGCAGGCCCAAATAAAAAAATTAAACAAGAAGCTTGTGAAGAATATTTAAAGGAGTACAAAAGATTTGCAAAAGGAGAAACAGAAAGTGTAGCACATCCAATAACAAAAAAACAATTAACACGAAAAGATAGAATTGATTTTATTGCCGAACAATGTCGTACAGCATTTAATTTACGTTTATCTGGAAGTAGAAGCAGTAGCAAAAGTAGTAGCAGCAAATCTGATGGAGATAGTCCTTACAAATCTTTAAAATTACCATTAGAATTTAAAGATATAGATAAAATATTAGAATATCCTACACGAACACCAAAAGCAAAAAAGACACATTTATTATCTTTATTTAAATATAAAATAATAGAAGAAGAAGCAGAAAAAATATTGAAAGCATATTTAGAAGATGAATCAGTAACTGATGAAAATGTATTACTATATAGAAAAATAAAACAACATATCAACGACAATTATTTAACAACGAGAGAATATGATCCATTTATGCCTCAAAAAGAATTTAATAAAGCTATCAAAAATAAATATTATAGTAAACCTTTTGAAACAACACAAGTTATTACTAATAGAATAAATGGGATAACAAGTGAAGCAGATAAATTAGTAAGTGAAGCATTATTATATAGTGATTTCAATAAAACTGCTGATGATTTTAAAAGAAATGCAAAAGAAAATTATTATAAATATTATGCTATTGAATTTATGTTGCTTCAATTAAACTTTATATATAGTGGATCACACCATAGTAGAATTTTCCAATCATTTTTAGAATTGATAGATAAACTTATTGATGGCACTTTTAATATTACAGATCCAGATGCATCAGTTTCTTTTGAAAAATCACCTAGTTGGTCTGCTTCACCTGATAATCCTATATTAAAAGCTGAATATAAAACAAATAAAAATAAGGAATTAGAAAGAATAATGGATGCTGGTAAAGAATACGCTGGAAGCATTAATGATGCAGACTTTTATACTATGGATGAATGGAAAGATATGCCTTTAAAAAAATTAAAGAATGTTGTAATAATTCCTTATCAAGAAAATGGCAAAACTTATGCTAATGCATATTATGTAAAATCATTATATACAGCTTGGTATATGGCTGTTAAAGATAATAAACAATTTTTAAATCCAGCAAATAGAAAAGAATTTAGTCAAGAAGATAAAACAAAAATATTAGAAGTAATGCAAAATTTATATCCAGGATTAAGAGTACCAAGATATGGATCAACAGGTGGTAGAAGTGATGTAATTGTTAATTATTATAATGATTATTCTGGAACCTATAAAATAGTTGTTTCATATTTATATAATTGTTCAACATCATATCCTAATTGCCGTTATAGTTTAGTATTAATTGAATTTCCTTCTAGTTTTGCATATGCGGATGATAACTCTCCTGAAAATGAAACAAATGTAACATTAGCGTATAATCCAACATTTTTATTTGAAATGATAAATACATTAATGAGAAGAAATAAGGTTGTTGGAAAAAATATACCATTTAAAATAGCTGAACCTTTTGCAGAATTAAATGGAAAAAAGATAAATAAAGCACAATACATGAGATTTTTTGATAAATTAAGATTAATGCTTTAAGTTTTATAGTTTATAAAGTTGATCAATAATAGTATTTATATCCTGGATTAGTAAGTATTTTTGTATTTTGTATTAGATTTTTAATAGCATCTATATAATAGTAATTAACAGTAATATATTCATTATTTTTAATAAGTATTACATTTTTATTTTTATTATAAAATGGAGTATTCATTTTTAATAATTATATAAAAACGAGTACATAATTACTCATATATATAATTTTAAAAAAAGATTATAAAAATAAAAGAAAATAAAAATTATGTACTCAAAAAATCTATCTACGGGATCTAGAACGGGATCTACGAGATCTACGGGTTCTAGGTCGGGAACTAGAACGTGTTCTTTGCTTTCTTACAGATTTTTTAGAGCGAGAAGAACGACGATTTCTTCTAGAGCCACCTAATACTTCATTATCAGGTATATTAGCAAAAGATTCATCTTGTTGCATATTTGCTACAAATTGTTCTTGTTCAGATTTAGATAAACTATTTAAATCTTCATCTGATAGTGTTACATCACCACCTCTTTGTCTTCTTAATTGTCTTTGTCTTCTTAATTGTCTTTGTCTTCTTAATCTTCTTTGTTGTTGTTGTTGTTGTTGTTGTTGTTGTTGTTGTTGTTGGCTTCTTTGTTTTTGACGTCTGCCACCAACAGTTTCATTTTCCATTTCCATTTCCATTTCCATTTCTTTTTGAGAATTTTCATTATCTTGTAAAAAATTTTCGCGGTTACCACATCCTTCACCACCTTTGCTTACTTTGCGTACCTTACGTACCTTACGTACCTTACGTACCTTACGTACCTTTGAAACTTTCTTGGCAGCCTTAGCCATAAGTTTTTTAGCGCACATTTTTTTGTAGTTGACATAGCTCATCATTCTACCTTTACGCATAACATATAATTTAGAGCTACCAGCTTTTTTGTAAACAACGACTGGTGTTTTTTTGCCTTCAACTTTCTTCTTGCCTGCTTTTTTATAATCACCCATTACCTTCTATTATTATATGAGAAAAATTTATTAAACGCATTAAAATTTATAAAGTTCAATAATATCGGTATTATTTGGAATAATATTATTTTTATTTTGCGATTCTATTTTCTGTTGCATAAAATCACCCTTTTCCTTATCTGTAATTACACTTGATAAACCTATTATTTTGCGGTTCAATATATATTCAATAACAAAAAATGCTACAAATATAGTAAATATCCAAGAAATAACTAGCAATACAAAATTAAATATTTTAGATAAAATATAAAAAATAACAGGATACTCTTTAACTTGCAAAGACATTATGTTAATAATATAATTAGATATTAACAATCCTAACGGTTTAAAAATATCATCTATAATATTCTTAATAAAATCAGATGTAGCTATACCAATTGTAAATCCGGATGAAGCGACCAAAACTTTATTTTTAAAAGTATATTCTTGAAAATCTTTATAAAACTTTTTAATCAATAAATTAGAATCCATATTATTATATATAGAGTAAATTATTTTCTTCACGGATACTATCAATTACCTTTAATACTTTATTACATTTATTCTTATCATTCATTGTAGAAACAATATTACTAATTTTTCTTAGCCTATATTCAATTTTAGCTTTGATGCTAAATCCTTTTAGAGCGTAATATTCAATATCTTCCAATGTTGCAAACTTATATTTATCAAGCATTTTGTCATTATCACCAGTTTCATAATCAAAATCATTTTTGATATAAAATGTTAGAATACGACTTTTAATAGAACCATAAGAACGACCAATGTGATTTGCAATATCTTGAATATTATTAGGAGTAATCACTGTTTTTTTAACAATATCTTTTAATTTATTATCATCATCTTCTTGCCATCTTTTGCAATGATTAAATGCGTTTAGTTGTTTCACAGTAGGTTCAATATACTCTTGTGAAATAAAGGTATTTTGAGATGTTTGCATGCTTCTGGTCATTACGGTCATAGTTTTTTTGATAATATTAAACACAATAAATATCTATCAATTTATTATTTTCTTTATATAAAAATTAATTATTATAAATTATAAAAATATGAATAAAAGAGTTGTAGATGAAATTGATATTGAAAAAGAGCTATGTTTAATGTTAAAAAAGATACCTTCGGTAGATAAAAAATTTATCTTTTTATATATGCATAGAGAAAGATCTATAAAAAAAATCTACTTAGCTAAATGGAAAAAACTAATCAGATAAAAAATGTGTAGTATGTTTATTCCATATATCATGACAAAAAGTTTTAAAACCACCTTCACTTTTGCTTCCCCACGCTAAAAATCTTTGAACACCAGATGCATTTTTAAAGAAGGCAACAAACTCTATATATATCTTATCATCATCTTTAAATGCATTTAAGTTCTTGGGAATATTCATATATATCCCATCTTTAAATTTAAGTTGATAATATTTACTAATATCATTATTAGATATAGGTATAAAATATCTATGGTCAGCACTCCACGTTAACTGATTATAATGTGTATTATTAAGTATATTTTGAATTCTATAATTACCTTCCCAATTATTTTTGAGTATTATATAGTTTATTGTTGTATAATTATCAAAATCATAGATATCATTTATATCAATGTTTGTATAATTTATTTTAGTTACATTACCATTGTCATGTAAATCCCGTAAATTAATTTTATCATTAATATTTATTTTTTCATTAAGAAAACTATCTTTTTTAAGTATAAACTCTTTAAGATTACCATTGATACCGTCATATGATAAATGTAATCCAGTGCGAATATCATTTTCTTGCATATATTTTTCAGTTAACCATACATTGAATGATATAGTATAATTAGTATTATTAATGTTATTTTTATCTATTAGACTTTTTGTAATTTCATTTTTGGGTATATATGGACTACATGTAATACTACAATGACATGGGCGTACTACAAGTGTTCTTAATATATTAGCATACTTATCCAATCTATCATACACATTAGTATGTTTTAATTTAATAATTCTATTTGCATATAGATGCTCTGTCTTATAATACTCCTTATTATTATCATAATATCTCTTTTGCTTTTTGTAATAAGCTGGTAAAAACATAGTATTATTGATAATTTTGGTGCTTTTAATTTTATTTTTTTTACATACATAATTGCTTAATACAATATTATTAAACCAATAATCGGGATTAGCAATAATATCATTTCGCGTTTCAATAAAATCAATATTATTGTAATAATACCATGTACCTATATAATTAGATTCTTTGTTATTATATGGAAATAACTTGTTATTCCAATTCCATTTATTATCAACATAATTGAAAGTATGTCTAACAGGATAAATAACAGAATACAGACTAAATGGTAAAACACAATTTATATATAATAACAATAATAAACTCTTCATTATTAATATTTAATATTTAATATTTAAATAATAATAACATCATATGTATTTTTTAGGATTGATAACAAGATGCGAAGATGAGTTTTTCATATAAGAATTATGTAATTATTATTTAAACCAAGGTGTTGACAATTTTTATATTATTGATGATGATAGTATTGATAAATCTATTTACAAAAATTTAACTAGTGAAAATATTACCATAATATATGAAAGTAATATTATAAAAAATAATTATGCAAGTTATCAATATTACATTATATCCAATTCCATTAGTTGAATGTAAATAAATATAATTTCGTAAAATATTAATAAGTTTATATTCTTTACCAGATCAATAAAAAATATTCCTATTATTATTTATTATATTATAACTATAATAAAATAATTTAAAAGTAAAAATATAATAATTATATAAATGTTACGTTTTATAACTAAACCATTTAAGAGATGGGCTTTTAATAGAGCAAAAAATTACACAAATTATTATATAAAAATATATAATAAAAAATATATTATTAAATTTTTAAATAAGATAATTAAAATTGCTAAACTGAAAAACTATGAAAGTTTAATACAGCTGGTAAATAAAGTAAATGATATAGACTTGCTAATAAAAATAGAGAAAAAACTAGATTCTAATGTTAATAAAGATGATATTCTATTTATTATAAATAATCATTTAATTAATACATCAAATATATGTGAAATATATAACTATATATTTATTATAGAGTTTTTAAATTATATTATTGGACTAAATAATATCAATAAAAAAGATTTAGGATTAGACCATTCAAAGGTAAGAGAATATTGGCTGAAACGTGGACCTAGAATATTTACAACATCATTAATATTTGTTACAGTAAACTATGTTTTATATATATATGTAAAGACCATAGATTTTAAAACAAATGTATATTTAATATCAATTAATTTAGTTGCATTATGCTTATCATTTTATATGTTATATTACAGATTACCTGATAGTATTGAGTCAGCTATTGCAAGAACAACACATGATTATTATGTAAAATATAAGGAAGGTTTAAATATAGTAAATATGATTGTTTAATTGAATGATATTAATAATAAACCAATACTTGTCAATATAATTCCTGCAATGCCTCTTTCTGATATATGTATTGAATTATTTTTATTATAGTGCATATTGTAATAGTATGTATAAATTAATATTATCATAATTTCAAGCGAAACGAATGCTCTAAAATATGCTGGATTGGGACATACCTTTATGATATAATAGCTTAGTAGTAATAGGAAAAATACAATTATAGCATATATATAATATTTGGGATTATAGAACTCAGATATATGCTTAGTATAAAATGATAAGAAAAATGTAATACATAAAATACCTACTAAAATATTTACAATAACAGGGAAAACATATTTTGGAGTATCATCAATTTTAAGAAACATAATTAAACTAGCTGAAATAATACTTCTCAAAATAGCTAATGGTACCCAATACATTATAATTTATGTCTATATAAATGTAATATAATAATAAAAAATTGACAGTAAATATTATCTAATAATATAGACAATAATCAAAAATGAGCGAAAAGAATTTTGTTGTAAGCTTTAATGCGAGTGACGATAATGTTAATTCTGTGCTATCAGGATACAATCGTCAAATTATGGATATAATGATATTGGTAAATAATTGTGATAATTATAATGATGCACAAAATAGAAAAACTACAATTATATATGAATATATTACTGAGAATAAAAGAGACATTGAATATATAATATATACATATGGCTTTGAAAGTGCTCTTACAAAATATCAGAAAAGATTCGAAGGTATTAATAGCAATATACCTGTTTTAATCAAAGACTTAGCAATAATGGTAATCGATGAAATTGTATGTATTTATGAAGTTCAAAAGGAAGAAGCAGAAAAATATCCTGAATATCATCATCCATATATAGAACCTTATAATATTAAAATAGAACGTTCGATATCATATGGTTCAGCTGAATCAGCAATATCAGCTTCGCCATCTCTTGATAATAGTATACAATTTAATATGGATGTTAGGGAAGATCACAATACAATTGTAGGTAATATGATATCTGAAAATACTAATTATTGATTTATACCAAGAGCTTCTTTAATTTTAATAATATCTTCTTTAATTTCTTTATTTTCTTTTTTTAGTAATTCATTCTCATTTTTTATTTCACTAACTTGATTATTTAATTCTTTAATTGCTTCAACGAATACTGGTGCAAGTTTTTCATAACAAACTGTTAGATAGTTATTTCCTGATTTAGAAACAGCTTCACCGTTTTTATTTTTTATGGTATCAAATGGAGCAAGTTTAACTAATTCAGGTAATACTTTTTGTACATCTTGTGCACTCAAACCTATATTTCTTTCGTCAGTAAAACCATTTTCAATTGCTAATTTATTTGCTTTATAAAAATATCCGTGTAAATTATCAATTATACTCAATGGATTTTCAATATTTGAAATAAACTCTTTTAATCTTTTATCAGAATAATAAGCTGTAATAAAACCTGTTGCTACTATATTTCCAATAACATGTAATTTTTCCACTGGTTCAATTGATGTACCACCAGTTGTCTCATTGAAATCTAGCAATACACTTCTTCCAATACCTAGATTACCATCTCTGTTAATGCGAAAATGTGTTTGGGAGGCTTTTTGAAAATTAACTATACTACCTTCAATTGTATCATCGTCTGTTGAACTATAAGTTTGATTGACAATTAAAATACTTTCAGTGTGGGCTCTTTGCAATCTCAAAGAACTAAAATTAATATAACCATCTGGATTATCCAATGTAAATGAACCTTCAACGATTAGATCACTTTTAAGTATAAGAGGATTATCAAAAGTAAAGCGATAATTTTCGGGAGTAGCAGAAATAAAAAACTCTTTATCTTGTGCACCACTATCAAGTACAATATCTCTTAAAGAAAAGAATTTATTATACCAACCACCATTTTGTGTTTGCAATTCATCTATTAATGGTGGTACAGCAATATTATCTAATGTAAATGTATTTATTCTATTTGATATAAAATTGGAATTTTCTTCAATTACATTTATACCATTGATTCTAAATACACCATTTGATGTATTAATATCTCCATCAACATCTAGGCGATATGCATCAGTTTCAGGAATATTACCAATACCAACACAATGTGTAGGTTCTGGTGTTTCACCAACAGGATACCAAATTTTGTTACCTTCGCGACCCCATTTTGAGGAACCTTGTTTGGCTAATATAAGTTGATTACTATCATTAAATTTAAAATCACCTTCAAATATTTTGACCATACCTTTTACATTAGAAGAAGCTGATGGAAAACTATTAAAATCATCAAATTTTAAAGGAACGCCATCAATTAAAATATTACTACCTGCTGGCAATATAATATCACCTGTAACATGTAGTGCACCATCTGTATTATTCCATTTAAGAGCTTCTGTTTGTGATATATTGTATTGATTATTGCCAAAAAAATTACCAACTACTATACCACCACCAATACTAAAATTATTACGTCCAGTACCACCTCTACTTACAGATAAGGTACCTGCTGAAATATTTGTAGCATCTAATGAACTAATTTCACTACCATTACCCTTAAATTTAGGAGCATTTAAAGTTCCCGCACCATTATTCCAATATAAACTGCTACTTTGTTCTATTTTATTTATACCACCATATACTAATTGTAAAGGCTTTATTGTATCTATACCAATACCACCTCTTATTACAGGTAATATACCATCTGTTATATTACATGTATTTATTAATGTGATATTACTACCAATAGCATCAATTTGATCACATTTGATATTACCAATTATATCTAATGAGTTTTCAGGTTCAGTTACTCCAATACCTATTTTACCATAAAAAGTGCTATCACCATATACATATAATAGATTGCTATTTATTTCACCTTCTTCATAATTAATTTTTAATATATTATTTGTATTAATATGCTCATTACCCAGAATATTTGATGTATATATAATACCATCTATATATGTATCACCTTTTACATCTAAAATATATTCTGGGTTACCATTATTAATACCAACATTGCCACTTTCTTTAACAGTAAAATAATCAATAAAGGTACCTCCATATGAGTTACTTTTATTATTTTGTATTCTGTATTCACCTGATTCAGTAGATACTTGCCATACCATTTTATTAACTCTATTATATAAGCTATTATTATTTTTAAATATATAATTATGTTAATTCTTCGCCATAAAATTTTTCATTTTGTTGGTATATTTTATATTTGTCAATTGTTTCTTTTTTATAATTAGATAATGTAGTCTTACCAGTATTAAGGTCATTTAGTATATTTCTTTGCTTTGTTTTGGGATCTATATTCCGATTATGATTATATTCTAATTTTTTTTGCTTATTGACTTCATACCATTTTTTATAATTTAGCCTTTTTCTTTCTGCAAGAGTCATATTTTTGTCGTCTGGTTTATCTTGCTTTTCTTCTTGTTTATCTTGCATTTCCTCTTGTTTATCTGGCTTATCTGGCTTTTCCTCTGGTTTATCTGGCTTATCTGGCTTTTCCTCTGGCTTTTCTTGTTCTTTTTCAAACTTTAAATAAAATCTTTCAATAATATCGCGAGATGTTCGCATTCTCGTTTTCATGATTTCTTTAAGTTTATTGTTTAAAGTTGGATAATAATGTGATACAAATGCACTTCTAAATCCATCAATACATATATTCTTATTTATATCTACATTTCTAAGCCATTCACATATCATATTAAAACTGGCTTTTGTAAAGTTTTGTTTTACCCAGTTATCCTTTCCAAGAAACAAGTAAGGTCTAGGATATGTGTCTAATGAATACTTTATTAATTTGGATAACTTTTTATTATATTCTTTAAGTTGTGTACTATCTAATTTATAAGAAATAGCACTATGTTTCTTGACATTTTCATTAAATATAAAATGAACTATTCTGGATACTTTACTATTTTTTAGTTTTTTCAATAATATATAATTTTTATCTTTTTCAGCTGCACTATTATTATAAATGATTTCCATAGTAAACTTTTCATGTCTTGAAGGAAAATCCCATATATTTAAAGCTAATGCTAGAATAATTTGATGCTTATAAAATAATTCGTCATTATGTTTCATGCCATTTTTTCTATCAGTTTTAGGTAATTTATTGACACTCTCTTGGTAATCCTTTTGCAATTTATCTAATATTTCAAGTAATTTGTCATAATTAATAAATTGTCTTTTTTCATTTTCTGTCAATATCATATTTTCGTCGTCACGATTATTTTCTAGCTCTGTAAATGCAACTTGAAGTGCTGACATTTTATATCTCAACTCACTATCTTCACCAACTAGTAATTTAATTACTCTTACTAATGCTTTGATATCTTTGTTTATAGTTGCAAGTGATCGTTTATTATCATTATGATATTTGAAAATCTCCAACAATAATTCGCGGTTATTAATGGCAACCCAAGATAGATCTTCATTGGTTTTATATTTTGCAAAACACGTAAATGTCTTAATAAAGAACTGAATACGATTGGCATATCCAGCATCGGTTTTAACATTATTAGCTTTTTGACCATTTGTATATAAATTGCTATATTTGCCTGTTTCAAGTTCATTAAGAGTAATATTATTAATTATTATGCTACTTGTATCCATGTTATCCCATTTATAATCTAGTAACATAACACCATTTGCCCATGCATTATTACATGATTTTCCTAATTCATCACAATGTTTCTTATAATCACTAAATAAGTTTTTTAATTTCCAAAAGTTATCATTGTATAGCTTTGACAAATTATCAGAAATATTGTCTTTAATTTCAACTAAATCTTTATAATGTTCTTTTATTTTATAGTGTTCAACCTTAGACATTGTGCTTATTCACTTAATATATTATATTAATATAATATCAATTTTTCCTATATAATAAAATGAGTACATAATCTTAAAAATACTTTGTAAAATTAAAAGTTTATAAAAATAAATGTTTTTAGAGAATTATGTACTCATTTTATATTCTTTAAGTATCAAGATTTGTAGGAAATCCCCTTATATTCTTATGTAAATCATAATCTATATCATGATTATTTTCTACTATAATATCAGCTATATTAACAATATGTTCAAGTGACACAGAACCCATTACACTAACATGTGAATATCTTGATATCTTTAAATATTTTTAGATATATTAATTAGAATATGAGTGATAATTGTGATAATGTTATATCACTTAAACAATATGGTCCGACCTGTTGGTTTAATAGCATATTAATGGCTATATTATATAGCGATCATAGTCGTAAATTATTAATAGAAAAATCCAAAAAATGGAATAAAAGAATAGTTTTATTTAAAACAATTAATTATATATTACATAATAAATATTTAAGATCAAGTAAAGTTATTGATGATTATAAATATTTTGATAAAATACGACCGGAATACTTGTTAGATAAATTGTATAAATATAATAAAAAGAAGTTTGTATTTGATTTAAAAAAACATAAAGGAGGCTATAAATCCGAGATGTATATTAGAAAGGTTTATAAATTACTAGGTGTTAATGTACTATATTTAGATATCGTAGATGATGATTTATATTATTCTCTATTTAATAATATAACTAATATTCATATTAAAAAAGGTGATAATGTTACTTTTAAAATTAAATTTGTTAAAGAACAAACTGTAAAAGAAAAATTTGAAAGTCCAGATGTTATAATAATAACTAATTATGATAGAAATTCAATTAATAAAAATAGATATCCTCAACATTATAAAGTTGACAGAAAATCTAAATTATACAATAAAGCCATAAATTTAGAAGATGAAATAGTATCAGACAATGGTATTAAATATATGCAAGATTCAATACTATTAAATAATTGGAATAAAGGCGAAAATAATGTTGGTGGTCATTCAATAGCAGGTATAACATGTAGAGGTAACAGATATGTTTATAATGGATGGACGCGAACAACCTTAGATCCTAATATAAAAAACTATGATGCCGATGATAAAAATGTTTGGGAAGAAGTGTTAAATAAAGAAGGTAAATTATTTTACTATAATAATGTATTAAAAGAATCCAGATGGACACCACCAGATAATGTAAAGATTATAAAATTAAAAGATAAAATATCAATACCATGTGAACTTATGAAATATAACTGGAATATTTCAAATACTAACGAGTTTTGTTTAAATCCTAAAAAATGCACATTAGATAAAATAAATCCCAAGGATCTATGTTTTTCATTTAGTAAAGGCAGACGATGTGTAATATATGTTACTAAAAATATTAAAACACAGAAAAAACTAATTCATAATATATCAAAGAAATCATCAAAAGTAAAATCGGATAAACCTGCAAAGGTATGTCCAGAAGGAAAAGTATTAAATCCATTAACAAATAGATGTATAAAAATAAAAACTATAAATAAAGTTAGAAAAAATCCATTAAGTAAGCCAGAAAAACCAGAAAATAATCCATCAAAACCATGTCCAGAAGGCAAAGTAAGAAATCCCAAGACAGGTAGATGTATAAATATAAAACCAGATAAAGAACCTAAACAATGTCCAGAAGGCAAAGTAAGAAATCCCAAGACAGGTAGATGTATAAAATCAAAATAAATATTTATATATATATGTTAAATAATATTTACTATTATCTATATTTCTTAAATTATCAAAGTTGATTATTGCATCATTATCATTGCAAAAATATAGCAGATTATCAAATAAAGCATTATCATCTGTTAAATTATTTGATGGATTAGAAAATATATTTAAAACTTTATACGTATTCGGTGAGGTCTTTCTAAGTAAACAAATATAGTTTAAAATGTTATCAACATCACCACTATTATAAATACCTACTAATACAGTAGAACTAATAAATCTATATTTATTTAACCATAAAGTGTCATCTACTATTTTTTTTTGATATGTTAAGCTATTTTTTTTTGACCATTCGTAAAATGAACTATATGCATTATTATAGTTTAAATAACATATGCTGTTATAATTACCACCGTCACTATTAAACTTATTAGGACCAATGCTTAATGAATATGCATAAGTATAAAATAATATTTGTAAGAAATTTAAAAAAAATAATATTTTGTTCATATTATATATATTATATTATATTTTTTTATATGATATCAATTATTTATATCCTATATGACAATCAATTAAAAAGTTTTTGTTAGGTTTCTCATTATACTTAACAGCAAGTTCGTTATCACAAATATAGCATCGGTTGTTATCAGTATTAGCATAAACTTGATTTTTTGTTCCACATACTGGTTTGAATATTAATTCTGTTTCATTATAATCTAATGTTATATAAGAATATCTAGTGATATTTGGATAATTATCTGTCAGCTCATAATATCTTGCTTCTTTAAACATTATTTTATTATATTTTGTTTTATTGTATATTTTATGTATCTCATTTTTCAATAATATATTATCATAAGGTATATCATCTGGTAAAATATTATCTACTAAAACCCATTCTAAACCACATATACCACAATAATCACAATATAATTCAACAATTTTATACTTCAATAGCTTTTTGTTTTCATTGGGTATTATGTAATATTTAACTCTGACTATAAATAATACATGCCATATAATCCATATTAATAGATATGTATAATGTATGCAAACATCATATATTAAAATAAAATTAGGATTATAATATGGTAACAATGATATAATACCCATATTAGATCCCAGATATATGTATACGTGAAATATATACCAATCCATTAGTGTTTGATTACCAAGTATTGGCAAATAAGATGATGTCACAATACTATAAGCAATAGATGTTAGAAATAATGTTACACTGTAAGCTATTCTTTCTCCTAATAATTCAATTGGTTTTATACTAATATTAAAAAAACTTACACATGATATTAAAGACATCACGAACATAATACGCCAAACATAAACCCAGAAATTTCTTTTTACATAAATATGAATTATACGTTTATATTTTTTATTTATATTATTATGACATGAGTGTTGTATATCTTTATACTGCCATTCAGATAATTGATTAACAATACTATCATTATTGTTAATTATCCAATTAATATTGTAATTTTCTGATTTTGGCAATTCCATTTCAATCTCTAAATCTTGTATATCAAATGGAAAATTATTTAATTCTACCTTATCAATAAAGCTGATATTATAATAATAATAGTATACGTTTTTATATTTACCATTGCTTTTTGTTAAGAATGGACCGACCTTTTTCTCGGATTTAATATCATATTTATTTAGAAATATTAAATCAAGGGGTATCCAATTCGGAACATATTTATCAATACCGTGTGATAATATAAAATATAAATCTTCTATACTGGGTAACCATTCTATTTTTACTCGCAATACACATTCAAACTTTTGTTCTATTTGTTTTATATTTGTTACACTATTAATATCAATAGTAATGACAATATCTTGTTCCTTTATTTTAGGTTTAAAATATTTAATTTCATTATTTTTTAATATACAAATGTAATCATATTTTCTTATATTATCTAGATTAAAATTATTCCATTCCTTCTCAGAAAATGATATATCAAAAATGTTATTTGCACAATCGTTTATTTTTGAATTTAAATATAAAGTAAATGACATATCAGTACGTGTTAAATTTTTGCCAATAAATAATTCTGTTTCTTGTATTTTAGTCCATGAAGAGCCAATAAGTTCATTATCAACGGGAACAAAAAATTTGTTATCAAAATATATTAGATCATTTAAATTTATTTTATATTTTATATTTAATTTATCAATATCAGTATAAGATATATTAATGACATTATTGTTATCGATATAATATTTATCTTGCAAATATTTTTTGAGATCACTAAATTTATTATTAATATCATTATAATTGTTTAATAATGAAGTAATATCTGCGTGTGTCCATTCATTACCTTTAATTGATTTACTATGATTATTGTTTTTTAATATGCTAATGTATTTAAAAATATTTTTTTTAAAAATATGCAAAGGGAAACATAATATAGATTCGTCAATACTAAACATATATATATGTTCTGTAAATACATCTGAATCATCTAAACAAATATCAGGAGTTGTTTTTCCATTTCTTGGAGCTTTTCTAAAAGCCCATTTACCTATGATATATCTTTCATTGAGATATAAATCATAATTTTCCTTACCTATTGCTATTTCACCATTAGGAAACTTTAATTCAATTCCATATATTAATAATCTATTTTCTTTTGGAAACCAATAACCTTCAAAATATTCTTCACATATTTTATTAATATTTGCTATGTTGTTATCAGCATAATTAATGTATTCAAGTTTTCCCGAATCAGATATATCAAGTATGACATCACTTATAGTATGAATAAATTTTCCAGATATTTTATTGTTTTGTATATTTAAACTATTAAAAACGAATTTCATACTATAAATAATAAAAGAGTTCTTACCAAATTTGAGTGTGCTAAAACCAATATATGTCCCAAAATTATATTTATTTTTGTATTTTAAACATTCTTCGCTAGAATACATTTCCTCAGCTTTTTTCAAAGCTTGTTTATAATCTTTTCCACAAATTATATATTCATCTGACATTAAGTTAATAAACCACTATTTATTCTGAATATAAAATAAAATTCATAATTCTATATCTTTCATTTATGCTAATGATCTTGGCATATTTTTTTATATAATTATATATATAATCGCGTTCATCATCATTTTTTAATATAATATTACGAAATTTTTCATCTTTACTTTTGTTATCATTATAAAATGAATTGTATAATATTAAATACCACAATATTCTATTAATATTCATGTGACCACTATTGACAAAATTCATAAATAGCACATAGCTTTTAATATCATCTAATAAATGCTTGGGTTGGGGATATGTTATTTTAGAATAAATTTTATTTAATATGCAATCAGGTAATTTATCCCAAATCTCAGTCATAAATATAGTTACAATAAATAATAATAATATATTATCATTTTTTAAGTAAGTATAATATAGTAAATGAAAAAAAAAACAAAGGGAGGTATAGCATATAATTTTGATATTACAACAATCGGAAAAATATCTGTTGAAAGAGAGTACAATATAAGTTTATTATTAGACCGAGATGGCATAGAATTGATGGCGGAAATCAATGCTTTTGCACATTCATTGGATTTTGTCTCTAAAAATAATATATTTGAAAAGCCAAATGGATATATATTTTTAATAAAAGAATATATACCTGATATTGAAAAATATTTCATAAATAATTTAAAAAAAACTGTATGTGACAAAGAAGAGTTTGTTAATCTATTAGTTGATATTTATTCTGATGAAACATTTGATTTAAGTGATGAATCAGTTGATACTATATCATTTGTAAAATTATCAGATTCAATGAAAAAACTAACAGATTTTATATTATTTGATGATTATTCTAGTGTTGAAGGCAAACAAGTAATTGAAAGTGGTTTAATTGAAACAAAGGAATTTTTAAGAAATATCAAATCTATTTATGGAGAAAACTATAAAAAAGCAAAACAAGGTGGTGTAGGAAGCGACGAGTATTTATTAACATACTCTAATAGTAGCAATTATATACCGATAGTTAGTTTTAAAAGTTATTCTGAAATAAAAGAAAACTTATCAATGCATATATCAGGAGATTTTTTTGATAATTTAACAATTGTAATTGGATTTGCAAATGTATTTAGATTTAGTGGATTATTTGGAAATAGAACAAATGTTTATAAATCTCTTAATAATTTATATCATCTTCATTTATATTACCCCTTTTATGGTGATATTAACGAAAAAAAAATATTTATAATTAATGTATATAAAGATGCTCATTTTGTATTATTAGAAATAGCAAAAAAAATATATGCAACATGTGTTGGTAACAATTTAAATAAAACGGAAGTTAAATCTAGATCAGCAAGCTTATCTGAAAGTGTCAAAGAAACACCTTTAAGAAGATCTTCCAGAGCAGCATCAAAAAAATAATTAATATTATAAATAGATATATAATGCTTAGTAATAAATGGATTATTGTATCTTTTATAGCAACGATAATAACCGCGATAGGTGCTATATTCATGAAATATGTAGATATTAGTAATTATGATAATATTACCTTTATTTTATTTAGCTTTGTTATATCAGGCTTTATATCCTTATTTTATATTATAACAAATCAGGATATATTTTATAAGTTTATGAAAAATTGTGATAATTATTTCATAATATATACGTTTGCATTTTCATTATTATTATTATCAGCAAACTTACTAAAACAGTATGCTTTCTCTATATCACCTAATATAAGTTATACGCATATTATAATCAATTTAAATATCATATTTACATTAATTGCGAGTTATATGTTATTTAATCAAAATATTAATACTGAATGTATAGTTGGTATTATAATAGCATTTTTTGGCATCACTATTATAGCATTCAATTATAAAAAATGATATTAGAGTTTATTGTTTTTATATAAATAATGAAGAAATTATTTCATATTTCCGATATACACATACGTAATGGTGACAAAAAAGCGTCAAGATATCAAGAATATTCAAAGGTGTTTGATAATTTATTTATATCACTAAAAGATAATATTACTAAATATAAATTAAATAAAAGTGATTATTTAATTATTATTACAGGAGATATATTTCATAATAAAAACGTCATAGGTAATTTTGGTCTTGAATTATATAATAAATTTATTAAAGGTTTAACTGATATCGGAACAACAATTATATTTCATGGTAATCATGATAGAAATCAAAATGAAATTGATCAACCATCACTTATATCATCAACAATTGAAATAGAAAATCTTAGAATACTAAAATCAACACAATCGTTTGTTATTGATGACATAGGATTTTCTTATGTGAATATTGATGATACATTAGATAAAACTTCAACAGTGGGACGTGTAAAAAATCTTCCAGCATTTCCCGATATTTCTAGTAATGTATCAAAGAAAGTAGCTTTATTCCATGGAACGTTTGGAAATGTCAAGTTATATAATGGATCACAAGTTTTAAATAGTACTAATCCTTACCCTTTTGAGTGGATATCCCAGTTTGATTTTGCCCTACTTGGAGATATTCATTTGCGTCAAAAAGGTATGTATGGTGATTTATTGTGGGGTTATGCTGGATCACTTGTGCAACAAAATTATGGTGAAGATATTATAAACCATGGTTATATGATTTGGGATATGGAAAGCAATAGTGTGGAAAATGTTAATGTATATAATCCGTACGGTTACATAAATATTGTATATCATAGTAATGACATTTATATTCGCAAAAGAGGCAAATATGATGTTTTACTATCTAATGTAGTTACTAATGAATATTTCCCAAAAAATATAGAAATAAGAACATACACGGAGATAGCTGTTGATGGATATGCAAAACTATATGATATCTTTAATACATATGGTATAAATTATAAATGTCTTAGAAATCGTTTTACGAGCAAAAAAATAGAAAACAAAACTGAAAAATCTTTGCAAGTCAATAAAGATACATTTATAGAATATTTAAATACAATTATACCAAAAGAATATTATGATAAAGCGGTTGATATAATTAAAAATACTGAGATATTATTATTTGATAGTATAAATTGCCCCGATGAGCTCATTGAAGAATGTAATAAAAAAAACAAGGATATATCACATCTGATTAAAACTTATAATACAAATACTATTATAAATGGTAATAAAAATATTAAATATCCATTCTGTATTGAGTATATAGAATGGGATAATTTATTTTGTTATGAAACAGGTAATTCAATAAACTTTGCAAATGCAATAAATAGTACTTTATTAATATGTGGAAATAATGGAACAGGGAAATCTGCAATATATGATATAATATCATTAGCAATTTGGGGGTCAGTTACAAAAGATAAGCAATCTCAGTTTTCTAAAAATTGTATTATAAATTATAAACATAACAAAGCGATTACATCAATTGATATATCTATAAATGGTAAAAAATATAATATTAAAAGAACATTTAATACAGTAGCTAAAAATAATATAGAAATATACGAGTACATTGATTTAGAGAAGATATTAATAAAGAAAAATAATGCATGTACAGAGTTTATTAAGGATAATCTCGGGACATTGGACGATTTCCTAACATGTAGTATGATAACACAAGTAGTAGATAATGATATTTTACGAATGGATTATAAAGAATGTACAGCAATAATTGATAAGGCTTCAAATATTAATGAAATTTATGAGCTATTCAATCTCTTAAAATTGAGTTTAAATAAATATAAAGATTATAAAAAAACAATAGAAAATAAACGCGAAGTATATAAACATATTGTTTCAAAAAATGTAATTGATAATAATAACAAAAACGAGCTATTATTGAGTCTGCAAGATAGTAAGATAAAATATGAAAAATTAATGGAAGAAAACAATAGAATAGACATTGATATTGATAGTAATAATTATACAGATTTATTGAAACATGATTTTGAATATCAAAAAGAAATAGAAAAAAATAGTTATAAAGCCATGTGTGATGAGCTCAATGAATTAAAACTATATTTTAAATCAAAGTCTTATAATGAAGTATTAGCAATTTCAAAAGAATATAATAGTGAAATTATATTGCCAGAAAAATATAATAAACCATGTGAATATGCTTTTATCAAAGATGAAAAGGCTTATTTATCACAGTATAATTTAGATATTAAAAGTGAAAGTGATATTACTGATATACAATTAGAATATGATAATTTAATTTGTGAAATCAATAAAATTGAATCAACGAAGCCAAATAAAGCAAATAAACCATTAAGAGATATCAGTGAAATACAAAAAGATATTAGTATCATTTTCAAAGGCGATGATTCATTAAAGCTGCTAAATGAATTTATATATAATAATAAGCAATATGTTAATAATATTTTAACAGAATTAATATCATATGAATGTTACTTAAAATTATTAGAATTAGAAGCAAAACTAACAAAAGAATTGCAAGACTATGATACTAATCACATACAATATAATAAGGAATTGCAAGAGCTCTATGTTTCAAAAAAAGAATTACAAGTAGAGCATGAGCCCGACAATAAATATGATATTTCAATTGATATTGTTAATGATATTTATAAAACCAAACATTCTATTGAGAGAAATAATAGTATTTTAAATAGCTGTTACGAGAATTTAGAAAAACTAGATAAACTTAATAGTGATTTAGCAGAATATAATAATGAACTTGGAAACCTAAAATCCAATAAAGATAATGATTATGATCCTAAGTGTAAATATTGTTGTAATAGACCATGGGTAAAACGCATAAAAGTACTAGAAACAAGTATTTATGAAACTACAAAGAAAATAGCTCAACTAAATGATAATATATACGTTGATACTAATGTTGATTATATAAAAGTATTCAATGATAATGAAAGTAATAAAAACAAATTATTTAATACTGAATTATATAATTCATGGAATACATATAATAAGTATCTTTCTACAAGTAGACAAATTGATAATAATATAAGTAGTATTATTACAAAAATTAGCGATGAGAGCAATAAAAAGAAAGATAGTATAAAACTATTAGAAACAATACGTATTGACATTGATAAATTTAAAATCAATATAAACATATTATACAATGAATTAGCAGAATATCATGATTATGAATTGTATTGTAAATATATTAAAAGATATGATGAATTAGGTAATAAAAAAGCATTATATGAAAGTAAAATAAAATATAAAAGATATATTGAGCCACGAATTATTAAACTAAAAGGATTAGAATCTTCTTATAATAAATGGTATGAATATAATAGAATTTACAATATTATTAGATCACATAGATATATTGAGTTAAGTAAGATAATATTTGATGAGGAAGTTAAGATACTTAATAATAATAATAAAACAATTAAAGAAAAAATTATTAGAAAGCGAGAATTAATTTATAGTATAAGTGAATGTAACAATAATATTAAAGATATTACTGAAAAGGTAGCGCAAATAGAAACTATTGAAAAATATAATAATAATAATGTAAATAACTATAACTATTATAGTAAAGAATTAACAAAAATAAATGAGATTATTACGATATTAGATATCATTATTAGTAATTTTAAAGACTACAAAATAAACCTATATAAAAATCATATATTGAAAAGACTAATAGATAATGCCAATGATTATATTAAGGATTTATGCCATGAAGACACAAAGAAATTTAAGTTAGACTATATAATAAATCAGCAAAAAGATATAATACATATTAATTGGTTAATACATAATATTACAAATGATAATATGGAACAAGTAATATCTATAAATCAGGCATCAGGATTTCAGAGATTTGTAATATCACTTGCATTAAGAATGAGTTTATATTCTAATACACAATGTGAACAAATATTTATTGATGAAGGTTTTACAGCATGTGATAAGCAAAACTTGTCATTAGTACCAGGATTTTTAAAGAATTTACTTAATACATTTAGTGGAGTTATAATAATGTCACATATAGATATTATTAAGGATAGCATGGATATTGTGGCAAATATAGAATATAATAAGAATACAAAGGTATCATCAATTAAATACAATATTTAAAGATTTATTGTTACATTATTATAGTTATATAATGAGTTACCCTTTTTTATCATATGATATATCTGGGGATTTAGGAGAACAATTATTTCAATTATCCAATATATATAAATTTGCAAAAGAATCTAGGAAGAATAATATTAAAAGAAAGATTGTTTTTAAAAGGGGTAATAAATATTGGGATACAATATTTTGCGGATTATTTAGATTATATGAAGATGGTATATATGACACTATAAAGTTCAAAGAAGTATTGCAAGATTTCAGTGATTATTATGGTGATAAATCTAATATAATGTTAAATGTTTCTAAATATGAATTCTGTGATGATATTAGGGAGAAAATGACTAAAATAATATATAATGATGAGGATTTAATGTATAAAGCATATTATAAATATAGGGAAATATTAGATTATTATGGTAAAGATACAAAAGATAGTGATGTAGTTTGCTTAGATTATAGAAGAGATATTGATATTAATTATTATAAAGAAGCTTTAAATCTAATTGATATAAATAACCTAGTAGTATTTTGTGATAAAAAAGATGATATTATAGATTTATTTGATAGTAAACATAATATATATTATGTTGAAAATGTTGATACAGAAATGGGATTAATATTATATTCAATGTTTCAATATAATATATTATCAGATAACTTAGAATATCTCTGGGCAACTTATATTAGCCATTATGATGTTAAAAAGATTATTGCACCCGAGAAATTAAGGCAATATAATAATAAATATGTTAGTAATTACTTATAATTTTTTTTTCAAATATATATAAAAAGAATTGTATTTATTACTATTAGAAAAATGTAGTTTTTAGGTGCGAGTTTGTCTAAAAATTATCGTTTAATAATGTTGAAGAAACATTTAGAGATGTTACTTCAAAAAGAAAAAGTTCTAACAGCAAGAGAAAAAGAAACAAGAACGTAGAAACAAAGGTTAATCAACTGATTCAGATGAGGATTATTAAATAATTTTCTTTATCTTTTCTAATTTATTTTTATTAATATTATTATTTAATTTATCAAAATAAGATTTCAATAATATATTATCACTGATATCATATATTATTTCATAATAATATTTTAATTCATGGTTACAATATCTTTTATTGTCAAGTTTAAATATAATTTCTTTATATAATTCGATATCACCAAATATATTATCACTATCATATACAGTAATTATCATATTAGTATCATTTAAATACTTCATATAATATTCTTGATTAAATATTGGATTGTTATTATTGTTTATAGTCTTTGTTATAATATTATAACATCCATATTTAATAACAATTTTAATGTCGTTTTTAGAGAATATATCGGCATTTTTATTTGTTTTAAATCTAACTAAGTTAATTTTTATTAAATCCATTTATAATAATATAAGATTTAATCATTATATTACTATATGACTTGTAATATACCATTGTGGACAAAAAATAAACATATACTGACAGGATATAGAAGTCAATCAAATAGATTAAATTGTCTAATTAGTATATTTAATATACATAATGAAACAATAAATATATGGACACATATGATGAGTTTAATTTATTTTATTTATATTTTAATTATAAATTATAATAATAATATTATTATAAAATTATATGAGATAGTTTCAATAATTTGTTTTGCTATGTCAACATGTTATCATACATATATGCCTATATCTCATAAAAATTATTTATTATTATTAAAATTAGATTTATTTTCAATTATACTAAATATAGTTACTTCAAATATATTAATATTTTATTATTGGTTTTGGTGCTATGAAATAATAAGAAATATCTATATGTTTTTTTCTGGTTTATACTTGGGGATTGGAATAGTTATATTATTGAAAATAGATATTATAAAAAAATACAATTCTATATTGGCTTATTATAGTATATATAATGTGGGTATTATAATTAGTTATATTCACATTCATAATTTGACTGATGGTGATGTTAATAAAATAATTAAATATAATTTCACTCAACCAATGAAATATTTTCTTGCTGGATTTATAATATATACTACAAAAATACCAGAACGATTATTTCCTATAAACTTTGATATAATAGGTAATAGTCATCAATTATGGCATGTATTTTCTTCATTTGGAATATATTATTATCATGAAGAAATTATAAAAAATATAGAATATAGAAGGTTTGACAACTGTAATTATTTCATTGCTAGCAATGCTAGCGTCACTCCTGCTCTAACATTAAACTCAGAAATGTGATTTTGAATTGTTAGTTTTTTCTCTCTTAGTATATCTATGACATCTGATAATTCTTTTTCATATATCCAATATCTATAATTGCCATTTGGCAATTCGATTGAATATTCATCCAAGTCTAATAGCACATAATCACTTTCTCGTAAGAGATCTTCTTCATTATTATCTTTTGCGAATTTATCATAATATTCTGAGTTTTTTCCTTCATACATCATATCCATCCATGCCTCATTGATGAAATTCATTGTTTTATCTAATTCTTTTTTAACTTTTTGGATATCTGTAATATCGTCCTTGTTATATTCAAATTTTATATTTTCTTCTAAATTGTTGAAGAAGAGATAGCAGTCGCGTTGGAGGTACGTTCCGTGTAATGGCATTTTGTTCCTAATATTATATTTTATAAGTCAATCATTTTTTTATAGAAATAGAACATATTTAGCAATCAACATAGAAGGTTTGAACTGGGCTAATAAATCCAGTATTCTTTGATATAATGCGATAATGGAAATGTTTACCAAGTGTCATTGTAAATAATTTATTTACTTTATATTTATCTGGGCAGAATATACGAATATCTGCTTTACCATTTTTTACAAAAGATAATCCAGAGTTATTAAAACCTTTATACGCGTCATAAGGATTAGCAATTATATTACCCGTACTATTTGATGCCCAATAAATTACTTTTGTTCCATCTTCATAATCTCGCATATCAATGCTATAATTTAGATTTGCACCATCAGGATATTGTGGATCTGCAAATAAATTACTTGGTATAAATGTTGCTCCTAGAAAAGGCAAGTATGTTTCTTTTTTTAATAACAAAAATACAACTGCTATTAATACGATGATAGATAATGAACGAACTATAATATTACAATTATCATCTAATAATATATATGTTGCTGTAATTAAAGTGAAAAACATTATAATCATATACAGTGTAATATTCAAATATAAATCAGAAAAAAATACTTTATTCATTATTACTATATAAAAAGAATAAAACTTTATGTCTATCAGTCCTTATAAATTTCATCAGCTAATCCCATTTTAATGCTTTCTTCTGCATTAAATTGAATATCTTTGATAAGTAGATTATTTAACATTTTTTTGCTAATTTTAGTTTTTGTCAAATAAATTCTATTAATATGATCTTGAATTTTTACACAGTTTTTATAAGTATCATCAATATATGCTAGCTTTCCCCAGCATCCTGAACGCAATTCATGAACTAACACATATGCATTCTGTCCAATATAACGTTTATCACCATGAATACTAATAATGGTGCCTGCTGACGATACATCACCATCAATAACAGTATTGACAGGGATTTTGAGATTATTCATACAATCAATGATAGAAAATGCTGAACTAACACATCCACCATCAGTTGTGAGATGCAAATAAATTTCAGGGTCTACTTTTGTAGCAATAGCTTCCATTTTAAGACTAGTTTCGAGGATTCTAAGTTGTTTACATAGTTGAAATGCTGATTTTGGTGTAATATTATCTGAAAAATAAATATGATTATTCAATATATAAATATTACTTTCATTCATTTTAGCAATAGCATCATCTTCTTCTTCCACAATGGCCCTCTTTCGTTTTCTTATAAATTCCATTATTATTAATATATAAAGTTGCTATAATCTTATATTGTTTTGATTTTAAAAATGAGTACATAATTTAATTTTAATTTGATTTTATAAAAAAATAAGAAATTTAAGAGATTATAAAAATTATGTACTCGTTTTTTATTATTATTTATTATAGAGAGCTATGGAAAAATTAGCTATAATAGTAGCTATAATAACTGTTATATTTCTAACAGTTGCTTTATATTTTAATAAAGAAATAAAAAAATTATTTAATACATATAATGTTGAGAATTTTAACGTAGATACAAGTGATATAGGTTTAAAATGGGTATACTATACAAATATGGAACCAGATGGTAATAAAATTAATAATCAAAAATTATATGATATTTTAAAGGTAAAGTTCGTATATCCTGTTATCATATCGCGCGATGAATTAGATTCTATGGAATTAAAAGACTTGACATATGATAGCTATATTGATGTTGATGGACGTTTTTTTAAACCTTATAATCCAGATAAAATATATCCAGAAGAAACTGGTAGAAAATGGCTAAAATTAGGCAGAGAAACAGAAGTATATGTCAAAGATAATTATACTGAAATTAAAAATAATAGTATTAAAGAAGCTATTAAAGCAAAAGTAATTGCAAAAGAGTTTGAAACTGTTGATGGTGCAAAAGTTTATAGCTTTACGCGAAGAGAATATAATAATATGATAGGTAGCACAATATTAACACACGATTCTTACATAATTATTGATGAGAACATTTATCAACCATATTATCCAACTGAATTAATATTACCAGATGTTAAATCATCGGGTTTGAATGCTGAATATATTACAAGTCGTGGATTAGATGCTTCATTTACTGGTTCTACTGGTATACAAACACAAAATACAATTGATACTTACTCATCTACTGATGCTTATAAAACTGATGCTACAAATGCAGAGTTGAGCATGAATACTAATTATATGTATTACAGACAAAGTAGTGATGATATGGAGAAAACTATTATGGATCCAATAGAAGACACATATTTACCATACAATGATGTTAAATATAACGATGATCCTGGCTCTGTATCAGCAAATAAAATAAACGAATATGTTATAATTGATGTATATAAATCTTTATTAAATAGACAACCTAAAAGAGAGGAATTAAATAAAAACTTACAAGAGTTTTATGAAAAGCTAGGAGATGAAGAGAAGCTAAAAATGAAGATATACAATTCAACCGAGTATAAAATGATTGTCAAAATGCAATCTAATGATGTAGAACCTGGTTTATTTAGACACATATCGCATACAAAACTCATAGATGGAATAGAGCCAATATATAAACAACATTATGAAAAAAATATACCAGATAAAATGAAAATACCATTAAAACAATGTTATATACATTTACAATATAATGATTATTTATTCAAAGCTATGTTAATACATGATAAATATAGAGATTTTGAGAAAACAGTTATGCGAGAATATATAATGACAGATAAAATACTTTTAGATATATTTAATGAACATTTTGTATTATATGAATTAAGATTAATAGCAAATGAATTAAAACGTCGTGATATAATTAAAAGAAAGGCTTTTGAAACACCAATAGCTTTACATACTGAATCAAGTGAAAAAGCAGCAAGTAGCAGTGACAGCAAAGAAACTGAAATGAATAGCGGCAAACATATATCAAATATTGTTAAAGATGGAAATAGTGTATTTAATATTAATATAACACTCAATGATAAAAATAAAGACGATAGCAAACCATATAGTATGACAACCCAAGTAATAAATAATGATAATCGTGATATGTCAGCAGATACTTATTCAACAACGAAAACAACACCAGGAGAATCAGGAGAATCAGGAGAATCAGGAGAATCAGGAGAATCAGGAGAATCAGGAGAATCAGGAGAATCACTAGTATTTTCTAAAATAAATAGTATCCCAGAATATACCGAACATCCAAAAGATGGAATGGTATTAAATAGTAAAACAGGTAAAATGGAACCATATAATAAAGTGCAACGTGATCCCAGTTATAGAATAGGTAATAGAATATATAATCCATTAACATATAAACAACAATATAGAGGACATCCTGGATATAGACCTAATGTCTGCTCTTATGGTACTGAACAAGTTGTAAATCCTGTTTTATTAAAAAATTCTAATTTATTTCAAGGAACAGATATTGAATATGCATTTAACAATACACAAATAGGTAGTATAATGCCCAAGTTTGAATATAGAGAATATGAAGAAATAAATTAAAAAATATTTATATATATTAGTAAAAGAAAGTATTATGGTACAAGAAGAATATATGGAATATGAAGGTGGATCAGTAAAAGTCTATACAGGACCAAAAGGTGGCAAATTTATAATTAATAGAAAAGGTAAAAAAGTTTATTTACAAAGAAAATCATTATCAGAAAACATTAAATATACACCAAAAAAAGCCAAGAAAAAATCAGTAAAAAAGTAAATTAATTATTTTTTATATATTTATTTAAATTAGATAACATATGTCATCTGACGCAATAGATAATATAATTGGCAAAATAGAAGAAAAACAGTTAAAAACTGTTTATAAAGAGTTTAATAACGTTATTAATATCATATCGCGTTTTGTTGTTAGAAAAAAATTAATATTATATGGAGGTCTAGTAATCAATTTGGCATTACCAAAAAAATATAGATTTTATAAAGATTATACAATTAATGATTATGACTGTTTTTCAAAAAATCCAATGAGAGATTCATTAGAATTGGCTAAAATAATAAAAAAATATAACTATAAGTTTATTAAAATTAAAAAAGCAAAACACGATGGTACATTGAAAATATATGTATATGGAAAACAAATATTCGATATTACAATGATGTCACAGGTACAGTATAACAAATTATTAAAATATACAAGTAAACCAGAGAATAAATTAAAATATTACAAAGAAAAATATAAAACTATTCCAATTGAATATATGAAACAAAACTTATATTTTGAATTAGCACGCCCAGAACAATCGGGGTGGAGATGGGAAAAAATTTATAAACGTCTTAATTTATTAATAAAATTTTATCCATCTATAAAAAGTAAAATTGTTATAAAAAAATGTTTATGTATAAAACCTCAATATATTGAAGTTACTAATTTATTATTGAAACATATTAAAGCAAATAAATATCCTTTAATTGATAGTTATCCTTTGAAATTATATAAAAAAAAGGATTGTTGCTATCGTTTAAGTAAATCATCACAGTATGTAACAATTTTATCAAATATATATACAACAACCAAGGATGATATTATTAAAATATTAAAAAGTAAATTATCTAAAAAAGATTATAAAATATCTGTATATCATAATGATGTTGATTTGTATAATATATACGCATCATATTCAATTAAAATAATAGACAATAAAACAAATGAAGAGTTTAATATAATAAAAATTATATATAATAAAAATGAATGTTTTTCTATAAATGAAAAAGATGGTTTTGTTACAGGTAGTATTGATACTAACTTATACTTTTTATATGTAGAATACATTAGAAATAAAATATATTTAAATAAGGTTCAAGAAGCAAAAGAGAATATTTATTACATAAATCAATATGAAGATTACATCAAAAAAAATATTAAAGATGATGTGCAAAAAAGATTAAAAAGTGATTGTTATGGTACAATAGATAATGAAGAAGAGATAAAAAGAGCATGGAAGCAAAAACTAACAATTAAATATTTAAGTTAAAATTAATAATTCTTTATAGAGTTATTTAGTAGTTTTTTGAGTTCTTCTAAAACACCTATGTCATTATTATTTTTAATTGGCTATGATTCATTTTCAGACTCGGATTCACTATTGTATTCAATGTAATCACTATAAATGTATTCAACAACTAGTAAATTATTATTTTTATCTAGAATTAGTTTATCATTACTTTTTAATTCATTTAAGAATTCAATCATTCTAATTCTTTTAACTTTTTTTATATTACCAAATAAGTTCTTTGTAGCTTGATTGTGCATACTTATAATAACACTATCATATAATGGTAAAATTAAATTTAATATTAAATAAAAATTAGTTAAAAGATTATAATATATGGTTTTATAATTTCTAATAATATTCATTTATTATTAAAAATATTAATGGTTCTTATATGATTTTTAGCATAAACTTTTTTTGAGCGTGTATATACAAACAGATATTTTTACTGAATCAATATTAGTACTTGGTATATTTGCAAAATTTTTATTTTTTAAAGTTAGATCAAAACGATCTAATGTAGGTATTACAGGATTAAACATATATGTACCAGAATCAGAAAAGCTACCTGTACTTGTACCAATATCTGAAACCGATTTGTTTTTACTATTAGCAGTACTATTATCTGTATATTCTACTTTTTCTAAATATTTAACTATATTAAAATTATTATTACCATCTTTGATATATGATGTTGCTCTTTCGATATTATTTAATATAACAAAAAAACAATCATCATATGATTGATATGTTGCAGATGCGGATGATATAATTGTTGCATTTATTACTTGTACTGCAACAGCATTTTTAATTGCATCATCAAACTTAAAATAGCATCCAAAAGTATTACCATTATTATTAATACCATTTTTTGAATCTAAATTAATAACAATTTTATCATATTCGAAATTATTATTTAAGTCTGCATCCATTTATATTTTGCCTTTATATTTAAAGCATATATTTATTTGATTAAAGAATTGCACAAGAATTATCTTATTAATCTTTAAGACTTTGATATTCTTTGTATACTTTAACAAGTTATTTATTTTCACAAATAATTTTTTTAATTGTATTTCATATATTTTTTATAATATTCAGTTAATATGTTTTCTTTTGCATTTGGTACACTTATTATTATATTCATCATCATAATTATTCATTGTATTATTAAATACCATTTTACTAATAATTATAGATAACCTCTTCTATTTATATAGTGTTAAAATATATAAAGATATATTGCATTTAATAAGTATTAGAAAATCAGGAATTATGGGTAAAGAAAATGAAATTGCTGCGGGCTTTGACATCGGTACTACAACTAGTTGTGCGGCTATTTGGATTAATGATCGTGTAGAAATTATTCCAGATACGCAAACTGGATCTCGTATTGTACCATCATATGTATCTTTTGGTGAAACTGAAAAACTTGTAGGAGATGCAGCAAAAAATCAATCTACAATGAATCCAAAAAATACTATTTATGATACAAAGCGCTTGATTGGTCGTAAATATACTGATGATGTAGTACAAAAAGATATTAAATTGTGGTCATTTGCTGTATCAGGTGATAAAGATAATAAGCCGCTAATTAATGTTAAATATAAAAATGAAGAAAAAACTTTTCATCCCGAAGAGATTTCAGCCATGGTAATTCAGCGTCTTAAAGATACAACTGAATCATATCTTGGACACGAATTGAAAAAGGTTGTAATTACTGTTCCAGCATATTTCAATGATTCACAGCGTCAAGCTACGAAAGATGCAGGAGCAATTGCTGGACTTGAAGTTCTCAGAATTATTAATGAGCCAACTGCTGCGGCGATTGCATATGGTCTAGATAAAACAGATGATAAAAGAGAGAAAAATATCCTAGTATTTGATTGTGGTGGTGGTACTCATGATGTTTCAATTCTAACTCTTGATGGAGGTATTTTTGAAGTAAAAGCTACTGGTGGAGATACACATTTGGGTGGTTCAGATATTGATAATCTTATTGTTGACTATCTATGTGATGATATTAAAAAGAAGCATAAAATGGATGTGCGTGAAAATGCAAGAGCACTCAAACGTCTCAATATTGCTGCTGAAAAAGCTAAGAAAAATCTTTCTTCTGCTTCAACAACAAGTGTCGAGATTGATTCTCTTATGGATGGTGTTGACTATAATACAAATCTATCACGTGCTAAGTTTGAATCTCTTGCTGATAAAGTATTTCAACGTACTTTGAAACCACTTGAACAACTTCTCAAAGATGCAAAGATGGGCAAGAGTGATATTCATGAAATTGTTCTTGTAGGTGGTACTACACGTATTCCAAAACTTCAAGAGCTACTATCATCATATTTTAATGGAAAGCAACTAAATAAATCATTGAATCCTGATGAAGCTGTTGCTTATGGTGCTGCTGTACAAGCATCTATTTTGACTGGACAAGGTAATAGTAAAACTAACGAATTGCTTCTTCTTGATGTAGCACCACTTTCTCTTGGAATTGAAACAGCTGGTGGTGTAATGACTAAAATCATTGAACGTAATACAACTATTCCAACAAAGAAATCACAAGTATTCTCAACATATGCAGATAATCAACCTGGTGTAGATATCAAGATTTATGAAGGAGAACGAGGTTTTACAAAAGATAATAATCTTTTAGGAAGTTTTCATCTTGATGGTATTCCACCAATGCCAAGAGGTCAAGCACAAATTGAAGTATCATTTGATGTTGACGCAAATGGTATTATGAACATTACAGCAGAAGAAAAATCAACTAAAAAGACTAATAATATTACTATTACAAATGATAAAGGTCGTCTTTCAAAAGAGCAAATTGATGAAATGATTAAAAAAGCAGAAGAATTCAAGGAAGAAGATAATAAACAAAAGGAACTTATTGAAACTAAAAATGGTCTAGAAAACTATTTGTATAATCTTAAAAATTCAATGACTAAAAATGAAAATTCTCCTGCTGCTCTTGATGAAGTAAAAGAAGAACTTGACCCAATTATTGAAGAAGGACTAAAATGGCTAGAAGATAATGACAATGAAGATATTGATACATATAAAAATAAACAAAAAGAACTTGAAGAAAAGGTTAATCCACTAATGCAAAAACTTTATAGTAGTCAAGCTCCTCCAGGTGGTATGCCAGAAGGAATGCCCGGTGGTATGCCGGGAACAACTGAACCAACTATTGATGAAGTAGATTAAATTATCTTCTCAAAGTCATAAGAGCTAATGGTAATCCCACTAACATAAATAATATAGTCAAACCAATAATAGCCGCTAATACGATATTATAAACCCAATATACTTCGCGTTTAATATCTTCACTGCATTCGCAATTTATTTCTTTTAATCTGTTAATAAATATTATAACAATAAATATATTAGCAAATCCAAATAATGATACTATTCCAGCAAATGATCTATAAAATATAAATAAATTATTATTATCTATTTCATAGATACTTACATCGGCTACATATGCATATATATTAATAATTAATCCAATAAAAAACATGGGGATAATGACATATAAATAGTATTTAATGTAATTACGCATCCAGTGTTCACTACATGCACAGTTTAATTCTTCTAATTTTTGTAGCCACATTAATGCACTAATATTAATAATTATACCTATTATACCACCGATAATAGATGCTATTAATATTTTTTTGCTTCTTTGAGGAGATTGATTAGGGGAAGCTACAAATCGTGTAGTTAATTTACTGCTCATCGGCATAAAATCTTCTAAACTCTTTTTTGAAGATTTTCTTGCTGTCTTTTTAGAACTTTTTCTAGGCATATTATCTATATTATAGATTTATTTTTATTATGATATAAATATATTACATATAAATCTAAATAAACTAATGCAAGGTTTAGAAAATATTGGAGCAACATGTGCTATTAATAGTCTCATACAAATAATTTGCAGAAATACTTATTTGCGCGATACTATACTTAGCTATGAATTATCAGATGATACATTTACAAGTAATTTAAAAGAGATTTTGGTATTAATGCATGAAAAAGAAAAATCATTAATTCCAAGAAAATTCGTCAAAAAAGTATTTAACACATTTGAGAGTACATTTAGATATGGTGAACAGCTTGATATCTATGAACTATGGCTTTATTTATCAGAAGCAGTTATAAATGAAATTAATCAAAATCCTAGATATTATAAAGTTATAAATGAATATAGTATTAATGATAAAATTAAAGATGGAATAGTTGTAGAAAATGATAGAGACTTTAATAGAGTATTATTAAATAATAATAAATTAAAAGATAAGTTTGAATACTATAATATCAAACATAATAATAATAAAATATCACAATGGCAATCATTGATACAAGGATTTTATCTTAACATAACAAGATGCACTAAATGCAATAATACATTGTATAATTTTGAACCATTCGTAACATTAAATCTTAATATTACTGATAAAAATCTTTCTATTGTTGATATGATAAAACAATTGTATAAAGAAGAAAATAATTGTGACGAATGGGAATGCGAAAAATGTAAATCAAAAACACAATATATAAAACAAACAAAATTATGGAGTTTGCCTAAGGTATTATTTATTGTTGTTACTAGATTTGCAGATATATTTAGAAAAAACACCGTGCCTATTAATATTAATGAACAATTACATTTCAATGAAGGAACAGAATTAGGTAATCCAAATGTTAGAAAAAGGTATAAATTATCATCTATGGCACTTCATGTAGGCAATTTACATGGTGGGCATTATATGGCGGTATGTAATAATGATACAGATAATTATCTATTATATAATGATATGGATATTAAAGAAATAAATAATTTTAAAAATAATAATAATTCAGCTTATATGATTATATACAATCAAATATAATTATAAATCCTTGTTAATTTTATTTGGAAGACCGTGTCCAAATATAACCATGTATATTAATACAAATGCTGCTATTAAAATACTTCTATTTTCAGCAACTTCTTCTCTCTGTTTTAATACAAAAACCATTAACATATACAATATTAAACCTATTATAACAGAATGTAATACCATTTCAAGACCTCTTTCTACTTTCGCCATTATGATTACTACTAATAAAAGATATATAAAAAAATATTAAATATAATCATATATTAAAATGGAAAATACAAATAATACTATTACATCTGTATCAATAACAGATAATAATGTTTTAGTATCATATGACAATAGCAATCAAGAAACCATACCTTTAAATATAGATTCTTATAAAAAAATGAGAGATATATGGCTTAAAGAACAACCACCATTTATATCAGATAAATATAAAAAGAATATGAATAATATAATATTGGCATCAATACAAAATAAACAAAAATCTATACAAGAATTATCTGATTTTTTCAAACAAGGTAATGAAGAAGAAATTATGAATTTTTTTAATTATATGAGAACGCGTGATTTAACAGATGAAAAAGCAAAATGGACTAAAAAAGTATAAAAAAATAAAATAGTATATATATTAAACTAAGAATGAAATATTTATCATTAATAATATTATTTTTAAATATGATAAGTATTGCGAAAGCATTTACTAATATTAATATTTATGGTACAGGATTATTTTTACCATATAGTATGGGCGTTATTGGATATATAAAGAAAAATATTGTTGTACATGACGACTATAAAATTACTGGAATATCTGGTGGTGCATGGTGTTCTTTATTATACACACAGGAAGAAGATTTATCAGATCACGATAAAATATGGGGTTATACAATTGGTAATAATGTAACTAAATTAAAAATACAAAGTGACATGAGAAAATTTCAAAAAAATGTAGAAGATAATCTTAAATTACGATACAAAAATAAAAAACCAAAAAATCTTGATAAAATATCAATAATATCAACCAAAATAGAAGGCGCTTTATTTAAAATGAAAACAGAAGAAAGAAATGATTTTACAGATATTGATGATGTTATTGATTATTGTCTTTGTAGTTCTTATTTGCCTTATTTATCAGGTAGCACTTTCTCAAAAAAATATAAAGGAAATAGATATATTGACGGTGATATAAAATATGATTATCAAAAAGTAGATGAGACTAATAAAATAATTATACATAGACATATGTGGGGTAGAAAATTTGAACCAAATAATTACTTATATATTGATAAGGATAAGTCACGTGAATTATTTGAACTTGGATGGAATGATACAGAAAAAAATAAAGAAAAAATTATTTCAAAAATAGTTTATTAGCTTTATTAAAAGATTTTTCGACACGTTCATCATACTTCTTTAATCTAGATAAACGCATATTTTCTTCTTTTTCTGCTTTTAATTTCCTTAATTCTTGTAATTTAAGTTCTTTTTCACTCATTCTTCTTTCGGCTTTATTATCACTATATGCTTTATATTCTTCAACTGTTTTAAATTGTTTTCCGGACTTTATTAAAGATGGATCAACAAGACGAGTACCATCATGTGCTCTCATATAATCAGTATATGATAAATTATTTGTCTTTTCCATACTGCTAGTATAGTCATCAGATTTTTTGCTACCTAATTCTGTAAAGTTTAAAGATTTTGCTAATAATAAAGGTTCAGGTTCTTTATATTTAACCAACTGCTTGTTTACTGGAACATTTTTGTTGAAAAGCTTATTAAAACTTTCATTATCTATTTTATCTTTTTTGATTAATTTTTCAATATTAATATCTTCACGTACCTGTGAGGATTCGTGCATTTTCTCACCATATCCAAAATCAATATCATCATCCATAACTTTACATTTTTCAAAATTACGATTAAACTTAGTAGAAAAGGTTTCGTCTGGATTTTGTAACGCATCACTAGGATGTGGCATGGTTTCACTAGTCATTTTATAAAAGAACTCACTTGATTGTTTTTTTAAATCATAATGGTCCAAATCACTTGTGCGATTTTTATATTCTTTTGCCAATTGTTTAAAAGAATATGTTATAATATTAAATAGCTCTTTATTACCATTAGGCTTATCAGGATGTACATTAATAGCAAGCTTTCTATACGATTCTTTAAGTTCATCCCAAGTAAAATCCTTACTAACATTTAAAACTTCATAATGATTTAGTGTTTTTATATCTATTTTTTTTAATTCAGCATCTTCAATTACTGTTTTTTTAGGAGCATTTAATTCTCTATGGTATTGTTGATAAGTATTTTGTCTTGATGATGTATTTCCCATATCATAAATTATCCTTAATTAATATATAGTTAATTATTAGAATTTATAATACGCATATAAAAACATATTAGATAATTAAATTAATTAATATATGAATAATAATTTAGTCATAGCCGGGTGCAATTTTATAGGATTATATTCAGCAATTAAATGTCTTGATAATGGATATAAAGTAACTATAATTGAAAAACGTAATTCATTTAATTATAGAAAGAATAATTACAGAATTTTTAATAAAAATCATAGTAATTATATTAATCTTTTAAATAAGTTTTCAATTAATTACAAAAAATATACATTGAAATATAATGATAATACATATAAAATAATATTTAATATCATCAATAAGTCCAAATTAATATCAAAAAAAATACTTAATAGTCAGAATTTTGTTAAGTTTTGCCGTTCTATATTATCTGCTCATGATTATAATTTGCTTAAAATGAATATTGATGATTTTGAATATATATATGACAATATATCAGTAATGTTTGCAATAACATTATTTACAAACGATATCAATAATGATATTGAATATTTTATTATGACGGATGATAAATCGGTATTAATTAATAAAATGATTAATTATATTGAAGAAAATAATGGTAATATTATTTATAATACTGAAATAATTGATGTACTATATAAGTCAAATATATTTATTACAACACGTTATAAAACTTTTAAAACTAATTTAATTATATTAACATTATCAAAAGATAATTTATTGAAATTTAAATTTTTAAACAAAGAGCAAAAAAAAATACTAAATAATGTCACAAAGTTTAATATAGACGCAGAGAAAATATTTAGTGATAAATCAATTGAAAATGAAGGAGATATTAAAGAACATCTTTTAAATAATATACATATCGTATGTCCTATTAGAAAACATAGCATATATCTTTGGAACGTAGGTATTAATGATGTGTTAATAAAAGATAAAATAAAACAATTGTTTAATCATGTTTACATATGTAGTGATTCTTATTCTAAAAATCCATTTTTTATTAATTATTCATTAGAAACATATGAAGATATTCATAATAAAATTACTAATAAAATATATAAAAATTGATTTGATATCTATAATAATATACTTATACAAAATGGATATTACTGAAATCAACAAGACAATAGTTTATGAATGCAAAAATTATCTATATATGTTCTTTAAACAAACAGAATATACACGCGAATTGTGGTTTAAATATTTAGATTATTTTGGTGTAAATATTTATAATAAAAGTTTACCTGTAATTATTCCTGTATTTATATTAAATTTCATATTGAGTATCATTTTGGTATATCTAATTAAAGAATTGATTAATAATTCACATAAAAATAAAAGATATTATTATTCCAGAATGTTTTAGCCCGTACTTCCAAAACCTCCATCGCCTCGCTTGGTTTTATTTAAATCATCTGATGCTAATTGAAAATTAGAATATATTTGTTTTTTAACAATTAGTTGACAACATTTCCACGGTAACTCTAAATTGGGACAATCTTTATTAATTTTTCTCAATGCAACTAATAAATTGCCACGATAGCTCTGATCTATAATACCAATACTATTTGCAAGCATATATCCTGATTTACTAATAGAACTTCTTGGGACAATTTCTACATAATATCCATTTGGAATATTTAACTTAATACCTGTATCATACAAAACTGTATCACTATTTAATACTTTATGTTCTTTAATAATTGTCAGATCATATCCCGCGTCACTATAAGATGCTTTTGTGGGAATAATTGCATTTTCATTTGCCATATATACTTTAATCATTGGTTGATTGTCACAATCATTAAAATTATATAAATTATAATTTATATAATGATACTTTTCATCATAAACTATTCCGAGAAAATCTAACATATCTGAATCTTTATATTCAATTGTATATCCAATGGCTTCTTTTTGAATTGTAAAAGGTACTTTGTAAATTTCAGATAATAATTCATAATTTTTATTATTATATATAGCTACTTTCAGAGTAGTACCTACTATTTTAGCAAATTGTTCTAAATATACTTTGATAAATTGGTTTTTTAAATTAAAACTATTAAGACTATTTACAATATTAGATAAATCCAAATCAATTAATAGTTCTAATTTATCATTATTAATTACTTTTTGTATATCTTCTACTATTTTATTTGAAGATATACATAGTTCTACATTATTGTATTCACTAACATATATATCTCCAAGTTGTGATAGTTTATCAATAATCATATCAATATTTTTAAAATAAGGATAATTTAATTTATTATATGATTCGCATTTATTATAATAATTATATGTTAAATACCTATTATTAGTTTTGATATCTGATGTTTTAAAATTGCATTTTAAATATTTACCATTATATCTTTCTTTTAGATTGAATAATATTAGACCAAGAATGTAAGATTTTTCCATCGTATCAATTGTTTCAAAATACTTTTCATTAACCATTTTTAATAATATCACTGCGAAAAACTTTATATCATTATAAATTAAATAATGCCTATCAATTATTATAAATATTATACTGTTGATAAAACTGTAAAAATATGTTATAAAGCAATTAAAAATAACATTAAAATCAAAAAGTCAGACACTATTATTGAGCCTAGTGCTGGTAATGGAGCATTTATTAAGTATATCAAGAAACTATCAAATAACTATAAGTTTTATGATATTAAACCTGAACACAAAGATATATTTAAACAAAACTTTTTAAAACTTAAAACAACAAATGACAATTTACATATAATTGGAAATCCGCCTTTTGGAAATAAATCGTCAACCGCTATAAAATTCATAAAACATTCTGCTAATTTAAATGCGAAAACTATTTCTTTTATATTACCAATTAGTTTTAATAAACCTAGTTTCAAAAAAGCTTTTCCGAGTAATTATCATTTAAAATATAGTAAAATTTTACCTCTAAATTCATATACTAATAAAAATAAAGTGGTTGATATCAAAACAGTATTTCAAATATGGGAAAAAAGAAATTATAAAAGAAAAAAGGCTAATAAAACTCAACCTAGCAAATGGTATAAATTTGTAAAGAAACCAGATTGTAGTATTGCAATAAAGCGGGTGGGTTTTAGTACAGGAAGAACAAAAAAATGTGATAAAAATGATAATACTAATACAAACTGGTTTATAAAAACAAGTAAGGTAACAAATAAATTAATTGCAAAGCTAAATAAGATTAAATATAATATGAAAAATAATGTAGGTGCATATAGTATATCAAAACAAGATATAATAAAAAAATATAATAAAATTAATATGAAATAATCTTAGCATTATTATACTCAACCGATTTTGCACCAGTACTTTTTGGATACATATTTTGCGCAGTATTCATTGCATTCTGTTTGACAGTATCTATTTCAGGTATAAAATTAGTGATATAATCTAATCCATCATACTCAGCAAAATCTTGTTTTTTATCAGGCTTTTCAAATTTATCGGGATTTTCTTTAATAATATCTCTTCTGATTTCATTATATAATTTGATAGCAACTTCATCTATTTTTTGTATGACTATTTTTTCACGACTATTCCATCCTCGTGATATATCTTTTTTATGAGTATAGATAGCTATTAAAGATAATGAATGTAATAAACCACTTCTAGTACTTTTATGCTTCTTTTTATATTCATAATTATACAAAGCATATGTATTATCTATAATAGTATCTTTATAGAGTACGCTATATACACCCCATAAAAACCAAACAATGTCATCATCATTTGCGTTGAATTTAGTTTCAAACTTTAATTTTTTTCTTAATATAAACTCTGTTACTAATCTTAAATTATTAGATATATCTTTTAATATATCATGACTATCAACAGATATGTTATCTGTTGATTTAATGGTTTTAATAAATATTGCAATTATTTTTAATGCTGTCATGTAATTTTCATGGTCTTGTGGTGGTAATATACCTTCAAAACGCATAATACCATTATGAGATAATTTCATTTCATTATCATTAATAATATGAGCAATCTTGCTTTTTATAACTGTTATTGACATATTACTGCATTTTGCTATTGGATGTTTATTATATATATCGCAAATTATACATAGTTTTGTTATTAAATTATAATTATCTTTTATAATAACCTTTTCTGAGTTTATAATGTCATTAGTTTGATTAATAACATCTATCTGTTTGCTAATATCTGATAATGATATAAAAGTACCTATATATGAACAAACATCTATATAAACATTTTCTAATAGCTCAAATGTGTCATGTAAAAAAATTATTTTTGTTGCTAATAATAGACTATTTTGTATATCACCATTACAAATTGATGTAAAGAGTTCATTATTCATAGTACATTTATAATATAATGTTATAAATATTAATATATATTAAACGAATATATCACTATTTTTTATAATAAAATCGTGATAATTATTAATTATTTTGTAGCATTTAACAATAGTAACTTCTGATACATTACATGCTTTTGCAAATTTCTTTTTAGTATATCCTAAGTTTTTAACAGTAGAGTAATAATATAATATACCAGCTGCCGAGGATGTAGGGGAATTATCATTCATTATTTCATTATCTTCTATCAAATTAACTAATTCTTTGCATTTATTGATATCACTAATTGACATACTTAAATTATTACCATATTGTGAAATAAAGTCTATTGGATCTGGTGAAGAAACATTAATTTGTAATAAAGTTTGAAATCGTGAATTGCCTTTATTTAATGTAACATGTGAAATATTAAACATAGCTGCTATGTCTTTTGAACTTTTGGGTACTTTATTCAATAAACACGCATGATAAATACATGATGCAATAAGTCCATCCTTATTGTCTCCTCGTGATATTTTTTTTTCAGAAGCTTTTTTATATAATACCTTAGCATTATCTATAACTTTTTGCGGTATTCCATTATTTATAGTATTCGCCGTCATTTTATCAAATACATTCCATAATGTTCTTTCGTCATATGGCATACTATTCCACATTTGAAACATACGTATTCGCCTGATATCTATATTATCTTTATAACTACAACCAATCATGGAACCTATTGAAGATTTTGGTAAAAGATTATTTGTCGGCATACCACAGCGCGATGGATCACCATCTCTGTTATCGTCGTTACCATAAAATCTCCATTCAGCGCCATTTTCAATTACTTTTGAAACAATGGAACTACATTTTGTACATATATTCATATTATCTTCTGTAATAAACTCTTCACAACCACAATAACATTTTATTACATCAGTATCATTTATACCATTATCAATATTCTCCTCCTTTTTAATCTCATCAAAAAGATTCCAAAGTTCTTCCTCGTTCATTATTTTGAAAATGGTATAAACAATATATAAATAACTATAATCAATTTTTAAATAATTTTAATTATATAGAATAATGGCAAATATACCAAAAGATACCAAGCTATATGAGACTATTAAAAAGAAAGTCTATAATAAATATCAGCAACATTCAGCATATAGAAGTGGCATACTAGTGCAAGAGTATAAAAAAGCATATCTTAAAAAATATAAATCAACTGATGCCTATCATGGAAAAAAACCTATAAAAAAAGGGCTAGCAAGATGGTTTAAAGAAGAATGGAAAAATCAGAGAGGTGAAGTAGGATATCGTAATGCAAATGATGTTTATCGTCCTACTAAACGTGTAACATCTAAGACACCACTTACATTTAAAGAATTAACTAAATATGAGTTAGAAAAAGCAAAAAAAACAAAAGAGATAAAAGGAAGAATAAATAAATTTAGAATTAAAAAATGATATATTTATTTAACATAATATAATTATGTCTAAAACAAAATATTTAGATAGTCTTTTGAAAAAATCCAAGGATATATCAAGGAAAATCAAAAAGTTGAAATTATACGAGCTGAGATATTTTACAGATATTGTTTTCGTAAACTGTGAAAAAAATAATAATATTCTTATATATCTTAAAAATAAATATCCTGTCGAAAATATTTATATTGGATATATTAAGTTATATGAATATGTTCAGGGATTATCACAACTTTATATATACTCAAATATAGACATTAGAATACATAGTATAATAAAAAGTGTTATTTATATAAAAAATTGATAACTATTTTTTATTAGAATTGTTTTAACTATGAAGTATTACATTCTTCTTACACTTACGTTCTTTGGAATTGCCGAATCTTATATCAATGTCCCATTACTCAATTTAAGAAAAAACAAAACCACATCTCTTTGTCTTAGTAAAAAAAAGTTAATGGACAATAACCAAAAGTTTATTTACAAAAACTATTTGTTAAGTGTCAGAAAAGTAAAAAAAAGTATGCAACACAGCAATTCTGTTGTGGATGTCAATAGTATTATAGATAGTATATTGAACAATATGAATACTAATACAACAACAAATAACGAAGCTGTAATATATCTCAAAAAAAATGAAACATTGATTGACAATAGCGAATTGGTTGCTAAAAAACTGGTATTATCTAATATCCATATTGATGTTTCAAATATCAAACAAATTCAAATTTCTACTAAGAATGATACTCTCGTAGTAAATTTAGATAAAAATAATATGCAAAATAATGATATGGTTAGATATGAATTGGGTAAAATTGACACCTTACTCAATGTTGCATCTATCATTACTTCATTAATAAATAATTAAGGCAACTTAGGCAAATTAGGCAAATTAGGCACTGCGAAGGTCACGAAGTTCTTGGCGTAGTTCACGAACCTCATGGCGTAGTACATTTAGCTCATTACGAATATCATAATTGGCATTACGATTTTCATATGGGATATATGGACGTGAAGAATCGCGTTGATATCTGTTATTGCGTTTACGAGAAGCCATCTTGTTTTGATGCTCTTCTCGTTTCTTTTTAAATTCTTCAAGCTCTTCTGATGTTACTTCATATTTATCTAGGATACTTTTTTCTTCAACAGATTCAGTTTCTACTTGTTTGCAAATGTGTTGATAAAGGCGTGTTTGAATACTGCGAACTGTGCGTTTAAGTTCACACGCAATATCTTCATACGAAGATTTTTCTACTCTCATAGCAAGTAGACGTTCTTCTTCCCCATATTCCCAACCAAATCCTGCACGCGATGTTAGTTCGTTTTTACGAAGTTCATCAAAGTTGGATAGTTTGTTGTAACGGGATTGCATTTTGTTATTAGTTTGTGTCGTGCCTGTAAGCTATATATATAATACGCGTTCTTTTTATATCATTTTAGTTTATTTATACAGAACGTGTAATGCAACTATAAAATTGATCTATATGCGACATTGTAACAATTTTTTTTAGAGGATTTTTATAACCTAATGATGTAACTAAATAGTGACTATACATTATAAAATAAATTAAACTATTAATAAAATGCATAATTTAACATATTTATATTACAATATAGTAGATATATTTATATGACAATGACATTAACAAATTTTTTACCATATATTCTTATTGTCGTATTTTTGTTGTTTTTTGCAATTATTGGTTACCTAGTTTGGAATTATATAGATAAAAAAAATAATCAAGAAGCTATAAAACCTAAATCAGACAAAATATGTATGTCAGTAGATGAGTTTAATAGATTAAAAGCGGTAACTATTCCACAAACTAAAAGCGATGCTGATACAATAGCACGCGATAGAAAAGTATTAGATGATGATTTATATCCACCACTCAATCGTGGTGATACACGTTCTCATACAAAATTAGCTAATAATATTAATAGACGCCGAATGTATGTCAATACACAAGAAACAGGAGATACATTTAGGCTCGTAGCATATGTTACTAGCACTTCTGATGAAAAAGATTCAGGTAACAATAATTGGAAATTATTTGCTAGAAAAAAAGATAGACATTTCTCTGAATTTTATATGATACCAACTGATAATACAAATGATCTAAAAATAAGTATTAATAATAATAACGTGGTAGGACATAGATTACGCGATGTTTATGATATACCACAACAATTAACATTTAATACTCCCCTTCTTAATAAAGAACCATACGATGTGGTAGAAGTTCCTAAGGCTGATTTAAGTCGCTCTGCTGATTATATATAAATATATATCGTGATATAATATTGTATAAAATCGCGAAGCAATGAACAATCACAACATGAGCGTTGCTAATCAATATGATATTATTTATAAAGCATTTGATACTTCACGTGTTAGAATATGGAATAATGTAAAGGTATTTTTAAATAATGGTAATGATAATGAAACACTTTTAGATTGTGGATGTGGTAATGGAAAAAATATGATATATGCATCAGAATTAGGATATGTATGTGAAGGTTTTGATATATCTCATAAATTACTTGATATATGTTATAATAAAAAGCTAAATGTTTTTTATAATGATGTTTTAAACATAAATACTAATAAAAAATATGATAAAATTATTTCTATTGCCGTTTTACATCATCTAGAAACCACAAATGACCAGATAGTTGCTATTAACAAATTATTAGAGTGCTTAAATAGTGGTGGCAAATTGCTAGTATCTTTTTGGTCAAAAGAAAAACACTTCAATAATCAGGAAAATAATAAAAGCGATTGTAGGGATTTTATTACAGGTCCAAACTATGTTGATTGGAAATTAAGAAAAGATAATGTAATTAAAAGATTTTATTATATACACGATTATGAAAGTATAAAATATTTGGCAGATAAAATAGAAGCTGATTATGATATTACTTGGGAAATGCAAAATTGGTTCATTGTTTTCTATAAAAAATGATATATAACAACAATTATATTATTAATTATAATATGGCATATATATCACAAAAAAACGATTCAGATGATGATATTAAATCCAATTCATCAAATAACTCACTTTATATCGAACCTGTACCATTTCATATTAGGGGTCGCGCAGAGTGGTGGGAATTAAAACGTGATGAAATTTTATTATATGAAAAAATAGCCGAGGGTGGTAATGGTGTTATTAATAAAGCTTCATGGCGTGGTTTAAAATGTGTAGTTAAATGTTTAAAACATAACAATAATGAAGTTGAATATAAAGATATGATAAATGAAATATCAGTTATATCTCATTTAAGACATCCAAATTTAGTTTTGTTTCTTGGGGCATGTACTATTATAACAGACCCTTTACTATTGTTATATGAATATATGCCTAACTCTTCATTGGATGTATATTATTCCAAGAAATATTGTGAAAAAAATAGATTATGGAAACCCAAAAAACATTTAGCATATAAATGGATATATGAGCTAACACAGGCAATATATTTTCTACATCATTGCTATTATCCCATTATGCATCGTGATTTAAAACCATCAAATATATTGCTAAATGAAGATTTGCATATTAAGTTAACTGATTTTGGATTATCACGAACAATTAAGAAAAAACATAAAAAATATAAAATGAGTGGTTGTACAGGAACTTTGAGATATATGGCACCTGAAATATTATTTAATAATGGTGAAGACTATGATCTAAAAATAGATATCTATTCATTGGCTCTCAATTTCTGGTTTATTTGCTGTGGAAAAGTACCATACGCAGAATTAGATACAAATCCACATGTAATACAACTTATTCAACTTGATTATAGACCAGAAATTAAAGAAATTGAAATTATTGAATTACAATATCTTATTAAACAAATGTGGAGTACAAATCCTGATAACAGACCTGATATTGATCACATATTAAAAATGATTGAGGAAATCAAAATTGTAGAAAAACAAAATAAGTGTTGTATATGTTAATAATCTTTTAATACACTATAACAAATAATAGCAACTTGGTCACCATCAAACTTGTTATTTAATTTATATAAAATATTTTTATTAATACATTTATCTGAATATTCTTCTAATATATTATTTTTATAATCTTCTTCTAATTCTGCAACACTCTTAATTATATAATCATATTGTGTTATATTATCCTTATCAAGATTTTTTTTATTAAAAATATAATTTGAATTAATATTATTACACAATTCTTTTAACAATATAGTATTATCAATGTTGATATTACTCGATAGCATAAAAATGCTTTTTTATATTATTTAAGAGTTTACCTTTTATATAAACTATTGCTAATGGGAGGCTTTTCATATAATATTATAGAAAACTTAATTGATAATACTTATAATATAGCAATAGAAACGGGAACATTTAAAGGGGACGGAACACAAATCTTATCTAAAATATTTAAAAAGGTCTACACAATAGAAATTAACGATATATTATATAATACAGCAGTTAATAAATTTAGTAATACTAAAAATATTAAATGTTTAAAAGGTGATAGTAAACGTGTTTTATTAGAACTATCATCTCAGCAAAATTTAAAAAATGAAAATATATTATTTTGGTTAGATGCTCATTGGAGTGGAGATAGCAGTGTTAATTGGGATATATCACCATGGAAAGGATATAATACAGATACTGGTTATGTAGGTGAAAAAATAAATGGTATTGTTCCGGGAATAAATCAAGTACCATTAGAACAGGAAATATATCAAATATACAAAAATTTTAAAGGAGAATGTATTATATATATTGACGATTTTGATAAAATAGATCCTATTACATTAAAAGGTCTCAAAAATAAATGTTTTGATGGAGAAGATTACTCTCACTTAGATTTTAATATAATATTTAATAATGTAAATGACAGACTATTATATGTAAAACATCTTGGTCATCAATGTGTTTTAAAATTTAAAAATATAATTTAATCTACATCTACGTGTGTTAATTTAGGTTTGACTATTTGGGTTTCATTTTTCTCAATGGAGTAGATATATTCAAACATATCTAAGAAGGTATACATTATTTTTTTATACTATTATATATGTAATATTATTTTATATAAAAATGATAGACATCAATAGTAATATTGATAACAAAAAAAATTATTTAAAAAAATATAGAAAGTTGCAGAAAACCACAAATAAGTGATATTACGAAACACATTAAAAGATGTATTTATCTTATAAAAAATAAAATTAAATACTTAAAATGTGCCATTTCGCGTTCCTATTAAATTATACTTTATTTTTTTCTTTTCATATACCATTTATGATAATAAGGTGATAATAATATAGTAATATACACTAAAATTATCATTAAAATTAAACTATAAAAAAGTGTTATATCGCCATTTATAATAATTAATATTAATATCAAAGCTAACGATATTATATTGTGAAAAGGTATATTATATATCCAAGGTTGATTTGAATGCCACCATATATCTTCTTTCGTATATTTTTTTAATGTAAAATAAGGATTCAATACAAACCAACAAAAATCTTCAATTACAAACCATGCTATTATAAAATATATAGCAATATATATATTATTATTTATTATCAATGTGGAATAACCAACTACTAATATAATCATAATATTCATTATTATGTGATAACTTGTAAATATTCCTATATTCGATTGTGATGTAGGAATATTTTTAGCCCATCCACCTGTTTCTCCTTCTATTTCAATTTCTAGCATTGAAAATAATATAGCAAATATAGTTATAAATATAGAATGTCTAATTATATTGTTCATCTTAGGTATATTATTAAACAAAAAATGATATACTTATTATATAGAATTATATTATAATTATGGATTATGATTATAGTTTTATAAATGCTAAACCACAGGATTTTATTAAAACAAATAAGAAGAAAAATATCATAAATGTTCTTAAAGAAGCAGATAATGCGTTCTTTAACAGTGGGCAACCTAAATTAACTGACGATATTTATGATATTATAAAAGATTATATTCGTAAAAAATATCCAAAAGATCCATATTTACAAAGAGTTGGTGCTGACGTTGACAATAAGGTTGAATTGCCTTATTACATGGGTTCTCAAAACAAAATCAAAGATAGCGAAAGTGAAATAACAAAATACAAGAAAAAATATCCAGGTCCTTATTTAATTAGTGACAAACTAGATGGTGTTAGTGGTATGATTGTTTATACAGGTGAAGATATAAAATTATATACGCGCGGTAATGGTCGAGAAGGACAAGATATATCTCATTTATATAAATATATTAGTGGGTTTCCTAAGATAAAAAAACAAGATAAGTTAGCTGTGCGTGGTGAATTTATTATATCAAAAGATAATTGGGATATATTAAAAAAACAAGATGATACCTTATCAAATCCCCGCAATACTGTAAGTGGTGCTGTTAATTCAAAGATATTAAATAAAGAATTATTGAAAATGATTGATTTTGTAGCATATACAATGGTTTATCCTAATTTACCAAACGGACTTCCAGAGTTAGTCAAAATGAAGTTCAATGTTGTAAATAATATTGTCATGAATGATATTAATCTAGCTATTTTATCTAAGAACTTAGAAGATTCTAGAAAAAATAATTATGTCATAGATGGTATTGTAATTTCTGATATAAGTAAGGTATATGAAATAGCACTTGGAAAAAATCCTGAACATTCATTTGCATTCAAATCAATACACACATTAGAACAAATAGAAGTTATTGTTAAAGAAGTTGAATGGAATATATCTAAGGATAAATATATGAAACCAATTGTTAAGTTTGATGAAATCTTATTAGATGATGTTAAAATCAAACAGGCTACTGGTTTCAATGCAGGATATATTGAAAAGCATAATATTGGCCCCGGTTCAAGAATTGTTATTATACGTTCTGGAAATGTTATTCCACATATACAATCTGTATTAACAGCATCTGCAAATGGAAAACCTAGTATGCCAGGTGAATTAGATAAGGATTATAAATGGAATGATACGCATGTAGATATTATTAAAATTGGCGAGGGTAGAAATGCGGAATTTGATATCAAAAATATAGTGTATTTTATGAAAACAGCAGAAGTTGATAATATGGGACCAGGTAATATTACCAAGATATATAATGCAGGATTTCATGATATCAAAAGTATATTAAAAATCAAGAAAGAAGATTTATTAAAAATAGAGGGCTTCAAATGTAAAAGTGCAGATAATATCTTGAAATCTCTTGAAAAAATCAAAGAGTTAGATTGCCTTGTTTTAATGGATGCGTCAAATATGTTAGGAAGAGGATTTAGTTATAAAAAGATTAAAATGATAACAGATGTATATCCTAGTATATTAATAGATAATGCTGAAAATCGCGAGAAAAGCCTTAAAATATCTGTTGAAGACCTTATGAAAGTAGAGGGAATTGCAGAAATAAGTGCTAAATTATTCATAGAAAATCTACCACGATTTTATGAGTTCTATGATAGTCTTAGTGTCAAATGCAAGGGTATTGAAGAAAAGGTTGATAAATCTATTAAAAAGACTGAGAAGGCTAATATCAAAGATAAAAAATTTATATTCTCTGGATTTAGAAATAAAGACTATGAAAAAATAATAGTAGAAAATGGTGGTAAAGTAGTTACATCAATATCTAAATTAACTGATTATTTAATTGTTAAAAATAATACGGAGAAGTCAGGTAAAATAGATAAAGCAAAAGAATTAGGTGTAAAAATCTTAGATATTCCAGAGTTTGAAATGCTAATAAAATGAGTACATAATTAATAAAAAAGTATAAATTATAAAAGGTTTATAAAAGTTTATAGAAAAATAAGATTATGTACTCTTTTTTCAATGATAATTTATCATTTTTTTTAACTACTAAATCATATAAAGATAAATCTCCATAATAGATATGGAAGGTAAATTACTTCCATAAGCTCTCATAGCTCAGTCGGTAGAGCGCATGGCTTTTAACCATGTGGTCGTGGGTTCGAGCCCCACTGAGAGTGAACCAAATTATTTTTATAAAATAATAATATTTATTATTTTGTAGAATGAAATATATATTTATAGATATTCGTAAGAGTGATGAAGTATATAATAAGAGATTTGTACCATCAGGAGATTATGGATATTATAATATACCAATGGATATGATTAGATTTAATCAACATACCATACGTAAACATCTAGAATATGCCAATGAAATCTATATAGTATGTAGATCAGCTGGGCGTTCTCAATATATTAAGGATAAATATTTTGCTAATGATGTAAATATAAAAATAAGTAAAGATTTGCAATTTAATAATTTAAATTATGGAGATAATCTAATTAAAATTAATAATGATACACTTCGTGTAAAAGTAGAAGGGACACCTGGAATTAATTTTTATAGCATAATGCGTATAGTTCAAACCTTCTTAGGACTATTAATACTAATACTTGGTAGTTTAACATATATGGAAATGAGTAAGTATAAGAATGCTAATGTTATACCATTAGTTGTTCTAATGATATTTGGATTAATGGCTCTTATAAATGGCCTAACATCAACTTGTACATTATCCTTAATATTACAAGATTACTTAAATTAATATATCATTAACTAATCGTGTATACCTGATAGAATCATCTACTTCCATAGTAGCAGAATTACTGGATACAAGTTTAACCTAAAAACATACCTTCTTAAATAAAAATTCACATTTCTAAAAAAGAGTACATAATTTTATTTTTCTATAAACTTTTATAAAAATTAAAAAATTAAAAGATTTTCAAAATTATGTACTCAAATATAAAAATATACAGACACATAATATACACATTTATCTAATTTAACCGCTTATAATACCAGCAGTAATAATACCAACAACACCACCAATCATACTAATTTCTTGGATAATCCTGCGATTGTTATAAATGATAGCACTTCCAATATGCATACCTGTGATAAGTGGATTAGAAATATAATCCATCCTAGCATACCTATTTAATTTGTTTGCCAGGTTGAATAAAGAGCTATCTTCACAATTGGATCCACCAATAGAATTGTAAGCGATAGCTTTGTCATTATTACAAATCATACATTTGGGCTGACCTTCAATGTCATTATATGTACCGGCATCACACTCAATACACTTATTATTGTGCTCATAATATCCAACAGGACACTTTTTGCAATCACTATCCTTTATAATAACAGAACCAGCTGGACAAATCAAACAATCATCTGCATTATTGAGATAAGGCATATATTCCCTACTTTCAATATTACACTTCTTGCAACTATCACGATGAATACCATATGGATTATCACCTACGACACTACCAGAAGGACAGAGAGTATGCACCAAATCATATATACCAGCTCTCTTGCAACGACTACTACCTTCACTAGGAATGTAACCCTCGGGGCAATGAAGACACGTAGCGTTGTTATATGCACGATAATGATTTTCAGGACATTTTTTACATAGTACCTTGCTGGTATTATGTATAGATGCTTCATAATCGAAGACATATCCTTCTTCGCAGTTTGTCATGCTAATAAACTCTGACAACCTATCGAGGTTTTCAGCTATTTCATTGTGTTTCTTCACAGCATTGTCAAGCTCGCTCTGAATACGCTGGCGACAAGTGCAAGAACTACCACGGCTCATACGCAAAGTACGAGACTCGGTGTAAGTGACGGCGACGGTGAGAAAGATAGCAAAGAACTTAGTCATTTGATGAATATAACAAAAAAATAATTAAATATCAATTTTTTTAAAACAAGAACAAATTTATCTCATGCGATCTCTAACCGCTACTAAATCTAAATCTCTTACCCGATAAAACTCTTTCTTTTTATTTGGCAAATCTCTTTCAATTATGAAAGGTAATCTACCTTGCTTTAATTCTTCAAGAGCCACTTGTCTCAACTCCATATTACTGGATACATTTTTAACATCGCTTATAAAAGGCGTGGCTCCCGAAGATAATTGCTGAGTACGCATTCCAATAATCTTGTCAAATTCATAAACAGTCATAATTGGTTTAGAGATTTTCTCTTTACCAAGAGACTCGTTTGTTTTAGAAACATCTTCAATATAATTTGCTTTATAAGACAAAGACATTAGTTAATATAATTCTAATATATTAATATCATTTTTTTATTTTATATAAAAAATAAATTGACAATATTAAAAATGAATACAAGAATCAAAGAGGGTACAACATATCTAAGTAATGGCACAAAAGTTTCTAAGAATAATATAATTGTTAAATTTTTCGGAGAACTTGATGAACTAAGTGCAGAGATAGGATATATTAATACATTAGTATATAAATATTTTATCAGAGATAATCAATATCCAAACTTAATAACAAAATATTACGAAATACTATATGAAATTCAAAAAGATATTAATGCGATTGAAGAAAATGTGTTATTTAAAGATAGTTATAAAGAATTAAGTACCAAAAAAATAAAGGATTATCTTGTTGAAATTAATAAAATATTACCAATACAGCATAATTTCGTTTTATCCGGTGGTAATATAACAATTGCTTCTATTTTTAAAGCAAGAGCAAAATGTAGGGCGGCAGAAAGAAGACTTGTTTCAATGAATTATTACTATTTTAACTCAGAAACACTAACACATAGTGATGTAGAATGTATACAAAAATGTCTTGAATTTATTAATATACTTTCAGACTATTTTTATATGTTAGCAAGATATACTTATAATATATCAGAGATAGATGAAATTATAATTTAAGAAAAAAATTATAATTGCCTTTTATATCACCATTAAAGTTTTTATAAATTTTCATAGTTATATATAAAATTAAAAATAGCTGTATAAAACTAAATATTATTATACTATAACTATTTAGTAACATTCCCCATATAATCCATAAGAAAAATATAATAGATAATAACAAAAAAGTAAAAATATCTAAATCATCTGTTTCGTTTGTAATGAAAATTTTATAAGCTTGTGGTATATAAGCCATTGTAGATAATATACCTGCTATTGTAGCAATTATTTCGGCATAAATATTATTTTCCATTTTCTACACTAATGATGACATATTAATTATCTTCAAATGTAGTTTTTGTATTTCTATTGAATGGACATTCCAATGGAATAGTACAATTATATGGGATTTCTCTTTTGACATTAATTTTTTCTTTGCATATTTCACAAACCTTAGTATCTGATAATACCATATTCTTAGGTTTTAAATCTAAATATGAATCAGCAAATAATTTTTTATATTTAATATTATAAGATTTATCCGCAATTGACATAGATAAACTATAACAATAAATATTAATGATACAATTTAAAATAATAGCTAGCTTAATAAACCATGATTTCATTGTAATTTGTTAAAAAAATAATATAAACTAAAATCAATTTTTAATTTTGTTTCCAAGTTTCTCCACAAGTTTCGCAAACATATAAATATTTCATATTCTTTGAATCATATTTAATATAAATTACTTGATTGTTATCTGGTGTAGATGTGCATTCAGTATTGGGACAAGCAATATGAGGATCCTTAATTCTTCTTAAAGTAGGATCAAAACGCAAATATTTATTTACATTTTGATTGTATAACAAATCATCTTCACTATATATCGTTTGTGATATTCTAATAGCAGAATTTGTAGTTTCTATTTTTTCAAATTCACAATGCTTGCAATATTTGACTAATTGTTTATTTTCATTTGTTTTTACATATAGCATGTTGTCACACACTTCGCAGAATTCCATTTTATATTAGTTATAAGAAAATTATAAATTTTATATAATCATTTTTTATAAAAAATGACATAATATACTTTAATAGATTAAATATTAAATGTTTGATTTTAAAGAACTAATTAACGATATATTTAATAATGATTCATGTTATTCTTGTTGTAATGATAAAAATAAAAAAAATGTTATAATTATCCCAGCAAAGCATAATAATGTATATGATTACAGTAGATTCAAGCCAACAATCGCGAGAAAAAATAAATATAGCGATAAAGATGTTAAAAACGAATTGGAATATCTAATGAAATTTAATCAATCATCTTCATCATCGAGGCGATATCCAATACCACGCCAACCCTTGACATCATAAGGGGTAGCAAGTATTTTCTCAAAATATGCTTTGAGTTGATTTCTATCTGGACATTTTTTACCTTTTGTTACATTTGATACAGTCCAGATTCTGAAATCATTATAAAGTTTGGCAATTGTAACACGAGGTTCTTTAATCCCTGGATCAATGATAATCTTTTCATTGATAAATTGACTAATAATATCATTATTTTGTTTGTAACTTTCAGTTGCTATTCTAACTTCACTTGGTTCAGTAATTGCAGATGGATTAATAGTATTATGTCTTTCAATGAGCATACTAATAAATACTTCCTTCCAACGATCAAACTTCTCAGTTAATTCTAAATCCATATGAAACTCATTTTTTTCAGGATTAGGATTTTCACAGAAACGACTTGAAAAGTTACATACTTTAATACGACGCCATGTACCACCATCATCACTAGGTACTTCTGGTAATTCGTTGCAAGTTAATATCATTTTAAACTGTGGTTTAAATTCATAAGGTTCTTTATAGAGCGCTCTTACTAAAATTCTGTCTTGACCGGATAATTCCTTCATAAGCCCAATATTTAGCTTTTCATTTTCACTAGGTTCTTGCATAACAGCAAATCTCTTACCTTTTGTTCTTTCAAGTTCACTTTGTGCAGCATTACTAGCAGCACGTTTTTGTGTTAAAAGTGCGATAGGCAATATACAATAATAATCACCAATAGCTTTTTGGATAAGATCTAATAAACGCGACTTACCATTACTTCCTTGACCTGTGAATATGTAAAATCTTTCTTGTGCGATACTGCCATCAATAATACAAGCTAAAACATCCATAACATAATTTCTTAAATTTATGTTTGTAAATATCTTTGCAAAGAAATCATTTATCTCACCAATTTCTGGACACTCTGGATTATAGTTTGTATAATTGATTTTTGTAGATAAATAGATATAATCATCGGGCATACCATCGCGAAATATATGCATTTTTAGATCATAAACACCATTATCAAAGCCTATCAAATGCGAGCGACTATCTAGTAATTCTTCAAATTTCTCATCAATAAATAATGTGCGACATTCCTTCATAATTGAATCTTTGAAGCTAGAGTTTTTAAGTTGTGTAGCAATCTTTAAACATTTCTTGCTTTTTTCTTCATTAATAGCACGTTGAATAGGGTCCTCACAATATTCATTATAATAGTTACTTCTTTCCATAAACTTCTTGCAAATATCAATACTTAAAATTTTTCTCAACTCTAAGCCCTCGCGTCCCCTTACCCATCGATGACGTTGTTTATCGTATTTATACCATAAATCCTTAGAAATAGCTTTAAATTCATCTTTGAAAATTGCATGAACTACACAAGCAATATCAAAGTGTGAGCCGTCACTATTTAATGCAATATCAATTAGTTTGATAATAGCAGTATTTATTACATTTACATATTTTATAGGATTATCTTGTTTAGCCCACCATCTCAAAGTACCAAGACCCATGTTATCTTTACGCATTTTGTCCCACAATTGCTGACATTCACCTTCAATATATGCACTGCTAATTTTAGAGAATTCAATCCAAGTTTCTAGCAATCTGTAATCAATATTACGTAAAACCCATCCAAGATTAATCCAATCAGTATAATTATCTGCCCTACTAGGTGCGAGGCATTCGGCAACTAATCTTTTTATAAATACTAATTCATCATCGGATACATATGCTCTGTTAACATTAAGAGATTTACCAAAGATATTATTTTGAACCTTGCTTTTAAGCTTTTGATCAATTGCAGGTAGAATATGCTTGCTATATTGACTAATTTCAGTTTTAAAGTCTTCTTTTACAATATCTGGATAATTATTGCCACGTTTAATCATTGAGAATAACTTAATATATTCAATTTCATCACTTGCATTACATTCATATTCAACGCGATTAGTAGTACTGTCTTTAAAGTTATAAATACATGATACCCGATATACATCACAATCAGGTTTGCGACTACCATACATTTGCCAACAATTTACATCAATAATAGCTTTATCTACAATTGACTCATAATCATTACAAATTGGTAAGTCTTTGAAAATATCAGGTGCCATATCAAGTATTTTTCTTCTAATAAAATGCTGCGTGTTGTTTTTAACAATTATATGTGGAAATACGATATGTATTCCGTCTTTAAGCTTATTTCTAAATTCAACTGGGTTTGGCTTTTCCATAACATAAGCAATGGCATTCTTTTCTTTTACATCCAAAAAACTACTGATTATTTTAAAGTAAGCATCAACTATTCTAAAGATATTCTCACTAGTATATACTCTATCATATACTCGCTTATCATTTAAAGATGAGTTGGAATTATGGGAACTATAAATACCAGATTTATCATCAGGTATAGTAAAGCGGAAATCTAGATCAACACGCAATGGACTTGGTTCAGTAGGTTTTTCTGTAAAATGTAATGCCATGCCACTGGTAAGGGCAAGACTATATAAATTTATAAATTTTTCATAGGATTCTTCGGGAATATAAAGACTTACTTTTGGAGATCCTATGCTTGTATTGGTGTAGGGTTTTCCCTTTTCAACCTTATGTTTATTAATGAATGAACGTAAATCTTCATTTATACCCATTGTTTTAAATTTAAATTTGCTTTATATATATATCAATTTTTATTTTTATACATATTTAATTACATGTTAAAAATATTATTTATGTTTATATATGGTAGGTGTATTTGTCAAAGTATATAAATTATGCTAACAAAAAAAGAAAATTATAATAGCCCAAAAAGCGCAAAGACCCCAACGCTATTTAAAAAGGCGTCATTGATTAAATTAATTGAAGCATGGAATAGCTGTCGTAATAATAAAATTGAATATAAAAAAACTTATAGTGCCAAAAAATTATCCGAATTATTGAATGAACGCATAAAATCTATATGTGATGATAAAGAATATTGGTGTTGGCCAGGTGTTATTGGTCGCCTAACAAAAGATCCAAAAATGCGACAAAATATAAAACTTATTGAAAAGACAGAGTTACGTCCGGAAATGCCTGCTCAATGGTATAAAAACCCTATTGAATGGTTATCTAATTATGATATAGATGATGTTATGGTACAATATAATAATGAAAAAAAATATTGCTATTCATTTTTGGGAGTTTTTCCAATAGACTTTTCCGAGGAAGATAAGTTTGGTAGATGTTTATATAGCCACATATGTTCATTAGACTTAAAAAAATATACAAGTAAAGGTATCAAATATTTGGGTTTAATAACAAATCTAGATAAACATGATGAAAGTGGATCACATTGGACATCAACATTTATCATAATAGACCCTAAGAATAAATCATATGGAGCCCATTATTATGATAGTAATGCGGTAACAATGCCGCATTATGTTAAAAAATTTATATCAAATATTAAAAAACAGTTAGTACAAAAATATCCTAATGTACCATTTGCAATAACATCAAATACTAGACGTCATCAAATGAAAAATACAGAATGTGGCATGTTTTCCATGGCTTATCAAATTAGATGGATAAACGCACTATTAAAATATAAACAATTGAAGCTAAAATCGCCATTTGAGGATCCCAATTTTAGATTACAAATTGTAAATGATAATAATATAAATGATGGCAAAATGGAAGAAAATAGAAAATATCTTTATCGCCCCAATCTAAAAATGCATCTAAAAAAAAAAAATGTTATATTATAAAATAAATTAATTGTGTTATTTTTATCATCTATTTTCTGTGACTATTTATTAAAGTTACAATGGGTGTAATAGAAGATTTTAAAACAGAAAAAAACATTAATTTAATATTTACTGCTGCAAGCAAAATGATAAAAGATAAATATAGTGATATAGATACATCAGATAGTGATTTACTAAATATTATAAATAGTATCAAAATAACAATATGTTCTGATGCTATATTAATAAAAAAAATTGTAAAACTAATGGAATTAAATAAAATAGCATTATCAAAAGTTAAAGATCATTTTGATGATATAATAAATAAAAAAAATCAACCTGAAATAATTGAAAAAAAAGAAGATAATATAGATAATATTAAATATGATAGTGAGCAATTATTGCTAAAAGTTTTAGAATTAGAAGAAAAACGTAATGCTGCAAACTCATTAGCTAATTTACAAAAAGAAACACAAGAAAATAAACATGAACCAATTATTATGTCACAACCTACTAATATAGATATTAATCTTAAAATTATTGAAAAATTAGAATTATTATCCAAAGAAAAAACAAAAATAAACAGTAAAAGTATAGTAATAAATAGCTATAATCGTGATTGGATTAATAAGCCATATAGAAATAAATTATCTTTTAGTATAAACATTGACTTGCAAAAACATAATATTAAAATAGATAAACTTATTTTGCCAAAAAATATTAAAGATAAAACGCCATATATTACAATGTCAATTGGTGACAGCAATTTTACACAAAAAATTATATTTATATTAAAATCTTCTAATAGTGACAATAAATGGGATACTTGGGAAAATGCTAATGTGGATAATGACAATTTATTATTAATTAAAAAAAATTGGCATATAATTTTTACAGACTTTATCAATAACGAATTAGATATAGGAGCAGATGGTATAAATATTATTGAGGTTAAAGAAAAGCAAAACAATATATATGAATTAACAATTGATAATGGAAATGAAAAGCAATATTATGATTTTGGTAAATGTAATATATATGATATTTTACTAATTAAAACAAATAATGGTGATAATATACAAGGTAAAATATTTCATATTAATGATAATATTTTAACAGTTTATATAGAAAATATAGAGAAAAAAGAGTTGATGAATGCCTCATTATTAAATTATAAAGGACAATATAGTATTATAATGTCTTATCATCAAAAATTATAATATTAATACTAAGAATGCTGAGAATATAAATATTATCATTGAAATAATATCAATTCTATATAATAATTTTAATTTTTCATTTTGTGTTAGATTTATATTAGAATCTTCATTGAGAGATTCATTGAAATTATAAATATTATTATATATATTTGTGAAATCAAATAGGTCCCCAAAGTATTTTAAGAAATCATCAGATTTTACGAGAATGTAAACTAAAATAATAAATATTATGAATAATATATTTTGTAGTAATAAATTTGATGAATTAATATGAATATTTAAATAATTAAATAGAATACGTAATTTGTATAAATCGTAATTTACTAATATTATAAGTATTGAAATTATAAATAAATACATAAATCCATAAAGAATTATGGTATATTGTAATGATTTAATTAGATTATATTCTATTAAAAATTCTAATGCAATAATATTAATGGTTCTTAGTAAAAATATTAAAAATATATAAATAGATTTATCGCGAAAGTTAATTTTTAATATTATCTCGGGGTCTAAGTTATTTTGTATAACACGTTCATGTACTTTTTCTCCCTCAGTTAAATATAACAAATAATTCTTCCATTTTTCTGTTTTATTATTTTTTTTATTAACACCTAAATTATAATCATACCATATATCTTCATAAATACCTCTGTCACGACCAATATCAATTGAATTATCTGAACCTTTATTAGCTTCATTATTATTTTCTAAATATTCAACATCACTTTTTAGATTTTTCATTAAATCTTGTAAATTTAATTTAGTTTTATCATTAGTGATTAAATTTTCAAAGCTTTTATGTTTATTTTTTAATTCATCAGAACTTAATCCTAAGTCTTTTTCATATTTTATGGTATTACTATCTTTTTTAATTAAAGCACCGCCATTTGAGCTACTATCAGCAGCATATCTTTCTCTTTCTCCTTGTGCTAAATAAATACTTGGTACGCCTTTTTGTTCTGCTTTCATTTTTTCAAGTTTATATACTTTTTCTTTTTCTGCTTGATTAAGTTGTCTTTGGAATTTTTCTAGTTGTTCTTTTCTTAAAGCTAATTCATTATTTAATTGTTTTATTATTGGATGTTTATCTTTATCTTTATCTTTTTCAAAAAATTCAATTTTATCACGTTTTAATATATTTATTAAATGTTCCTCATATTCAGTTGCTTGTGCTTGCCCATTCATATCTTTTGTAGTCTTGTATATTTTTTGCAACTCAATTGGTAATTTAGTAATCAACTCATTCAAAACTTCAATTCTATATTTGATTAATTGAATTTTTGCTTCATATTCATTTATTTTACCTTGTATTTCATCTTTTCTTTTTTCTGAACTAAATATTTCTTTAATTCTAGTTAATATATTACAAGAACTATTAATAGTATCTCCATTATAGCATTTTTCTATTTGATTAAGTGAACTATCTAAATCTGAAAAAAATTTTAAATCAGCGTTCGCTTGAGGTTCCCAGCGAACGTAACTGGTTCTATCATCTTTACTTAATTCATCCCTTAATTTTAGTGTAATTTTATTGCGTGGATCTTCTGCATCCTCAGATAATGCTTTATTAACGCCATTAATAGTTGCATATTTTTTTATGATATTATTATCTTGTGGTTTAGGATTACCTTCTTGTACAAATATTTTTGCATTTCCACTTAATATACTTTGTAATTTAGTACTTATATAATCATATACTTTCTTCAATTCTGCTACACCCGAATCCTCCGGTGATTCTTCTTTATTAGAAATTTCATCCGTATCATCTTCATCAAGAGATTTGATATTTAAACTTTCATAATCATATATAAATTTATAATGTTTTTCTTCACCTCCAATATCATTTATTAATTTATAGTATAAATTAATAATTTCAATATAGTTGTCTTTTAATTTTCTATAATAATCAAATGGAGTATTCCCTGATACTTCCAGCCCAACATCATCTTTTTTTAATTTTTGTACATCATACATAGGTTCAGCACCACCATCCATATATTTACTACTATTTTTATTAAGCATATATAAAAAACTATTCATATTTTTTAGCTTCTTAATATATTTACCACTATTATTATTAACAATAGTATCAAAATTTATTTCTTCTGCAAAATTATCACCGGCTTCTTCTTCTAACATTTTTTCGATGTCATCTTTATCTTTATTTACTTTATCAACAAAACTCTTTTTCAATTCTTTATATTTTTCAACAGCTTTCAAAACAAAATTTCCCGACGCTTCTTTTTTCTTTTCAATATAATCTTCAGCATCTTTTTTTTGTTGATCAAGTAAATTATTTCTATTAATACTTGATATTGAATCGTGAATATCAATTAAATCTTCAATACTTTTTTTATAAATGCTATTTTCATTTAATGATACTGATAATTTTTTTAATAAATCAATATTAAGTTCTTTATCAATAACAGATTTATCTTGATTTTTTAGACTATCTGTTACAATATGTAAAAGCTTATCCGTTTCTAAAAAACTTTCGGCTTTTACTTTATTTAATCTTTCTCTTTCATTTACTTTATCAACAACATATTCACCTACTTTACTAGGAATATCAGTTAATTTATCTACTGCTTTTGCTGTCGCTCTCAAGCCTTTAAACGTACCAACAGCAGCTTTTTCTAAACCAGTACCGACACCTTTTAAAGTACCATAACTAACATTTGCTGCTGCTTCAACAGGTAAAGTAATTACAGGTGCTATTTTTTTTACTAAATTTTTTCCTACTTTTTTTATCGTATTATCATTTGGGTCTTCTTTAAAATTTTTATATAACTTGTCTGAAACATAAAGTGCCCCACCTGCAAGTTCATTATTCACATCTGTATAATTACCACCTCCAATAGACAAATTATTATTTTTTCTAATTTTTTCTTTAATATATTTTTCTTTTATTTCATCTTTATCTTTTATTTTATCTTTAAAATAATATTCTTTAATATCATATAATGCAAATAATTTATTATATAAATCATCAATAATATCCTGTCTTATATCTGGGTCAGTTTTCCTAAGATAATCTTTGGTATCTGATAATTTTTTAGTAATTTCATTATAAAAATCTAATATTACCATATCATCAAATGATTTAAATTGTTTTTCTCTAAAAATTTTATCAAGCTCTTTTTTATCATTTAAAATAGTAGCAATTTCTTTTGGGTCTTTATTTATTTCAATATATGGAACACAATAAACTGTTTTTTCATCTTTGTCTTCGCTATCAAATACTGTTTTATCTTTCAATTCAACAATTGAATTGAAAGATATTGGAATATCTGGAACCATATCAATAACAAAAAATTTTTCCAATTCTTTTAATTCTTTTTGAACCCTTTTATATTTATCTGTATCTGTCTTATTACCATCTTTTAGTTCTTGTATCTTTTTAGTTTTTTCTTTTATTTTATTATTATTTTCATCAAATTTTTTTTCAAGTTCTTTTATAAATTTTTCATTGTCAGTTATAACATCATAAGCATTTGATAGCTTTTGTGGATTTCCTTCTTCATCATACATTTTAGGTTCTTTAATCTCTCTCCATTTAGTTTTATTAACTTTATATTTTTCACGTAATTCAAGCTCCATTAACTTTTTTAAATCCTTTAAAACATCTTTTCCAATGGTAGTACTATCAGAAAGAGTGACATATTCCTTACCAATTGATGTTAAACTATTTAATGCAACCGCTCTTTTGTCTTCTTCTTTCATATATTATATGCTCTCTAAACTAAATAAATATATCTTTTATTAAAATTTAGTAGCGATGATACTTGTTAATATCCATATATATATTGTGAATAATGATAATGATTTTATGAGTTTCTTTCTTTCCTCATAATTTAATATGTTACTAGTATTTTCCTCATCTTCATCAAAGTCATTTTTCTTTCTAATGTTTAATATAACTGGTATCATTAAAAGTATTACTATTAATGCTGAATGTATAAATAATCTTGTTACACCATTTGTTCCCATATAGTAATAGTAAAATACCGAGCGAATACTATTCATAAAATCATCAAAGTTCATATAATCAATTTGAGTTGAATTATCAATATTTACAAATAATACAATAAACCAAAAAATAGTTAAATATATACCAGCATAATAATAAAATCCTTCTTCAAATGTTTTAATTATATTTATATCTATTGACCATTTAACTAATACCAGTGTAATATATCTTATAAAAAAAGTTGAAAATATAAAAACTAATCTATCATCAAATGTTATTTCAAGCTCTTTCAATGGATTATCTGGATCATTCTCAAAGTTTTTTATATCTGATTTAATATCTGTTGTATTTAAATCACCGTCATTAAACTTATCAATTCTTTCACCAATATCAACTAATTTGTTTTGAGTTTTATAGCGTTTTTCCATATCCTTGTTTCTTCCTTGTTCATCACCTGTTGCGTTAGGCACATAGATCGGTTCGCTTAAATTATCGAGATTTGTAATACCATAATCTTTTTTTAAAACATTTCTAAATTTAGATTCTTTATAATTAGCATCAATTTTTCCACCTTTTTTTTCATCTTTATTATTGATTTCAATGCTACCACCTTTTTGTTTTTCAACATTTTCTTTCATTTTTGTAAAAAGTTCTTTTGCTATTTCTTTAACTTTATTTTGAGTTTCTTCTTCATTTAAAAGTTCTTGAAACTCTCTTATATTCAATACATCATTACCTTCACCATAATAAGAAAGTTTATTGATGTGTTTTTTTTCATTTTCTTTCAAATCTTTAATTCTGTAATATTTTTTAAGAATATTATATAATATCTGTGGGCGTTTATTGAAAATAGCAATTAAATCTTTATAATAATTAAAACGTTCAGGTGCCAATTTTTTTAAATCGATATCATCAATTAAATAATCTGCAAATGATTCTGTTGACATTTCATCATCAATTGGTCTTTCATATTGTAATTTGTTAAATAATGTAATAAATTTCATTTTATCATCTTTTTTAACCATAATTAAATATTTAATACTTCCTTATTCGTATTATAGATAAAAATAATTATTAATTTTGTATAGTGTATATCATTTTCCATATAATAGAACCAAATAATAATATTGTTAATATTATAGCGATAACGTAGTTGAATAATTCTGCATAATAATATAATGATATATACATTATCATAAATATTACTATTGTCCATAGTATTATTAAATTAATTGTAAATGGTAAATAATTGAAATTGTATAGCGATTTTTCGCTTTCAAAATTAACTAAATATTTTTTAATATCCTCATTTATATTTTTTTTATTACTAATATTAAATTCATCGCTAAATATATCATTATAATTATTTACTGAAAATTTATCATTTTTAGTTAATCTATTAAAATTTCTTACATGATTTTTATAATTAAGAGGAATATAAGCAGATGGAAGCAAATCACAAGGTAACATGCCAAAAAAATGTAAATATTCAGGATCTCTTTCATTATAAGGTGTAAATAATAAATTGCTCAATAATCTATAACGATATTCTTCATCTTCATTATCATCACTAGCTGTTTCTAGACGATATAAGTAAGGAGTTTGAAACTCATTTAATTTAATACTAAGATCATATTTAGATTCCGTCATTTTGTGTTATACACACGTGCCTCTTTACTATTTTATAATATTTTTAATTATATGTTATTACCAATGTTATACATAATAATAATAATTATTATATTTGTAATATAATTAATTAATAAACCTTCGCCTATAACATTATTAGCTTTACTAAGTATAGTATCTTGTGGTTTAGCTAAATCACTTTTATTTATTATTAATTTAAATTTAGTATCACTGCTAGCGCTATCATCAATAAATTTAATATTTTTATTATTAATTTCTTTATATATTGATTTAATAACATTTTTTAAATAATTATTAGTAATATTTTCAGATTGTACTTTGTATTCAGTTATTAAATAAAAATTATATTTTAAATTTTTATATTCTTGATACATGTAACTTATATATTTATCATTAAATGTATAATTAAATGTATCATCAATAAACAAATCTTTGCTATAACTATTTTTAAATAATGTGTATAACCTGACAAGTCTATCTTTTAATTTATCGTAATCATTTTTTTCCAATGCTAATTTTTTTCCACTATCATTAATATTTTTATATAAATTATAATTATATTTTGTATGCGCGGAAATAATTAAAAAATTTTTAACAATTTTATCTAAACTTGGATTAATTATTTGTTCTGTTGAAGATTTAACATTATTACGTTCTAGATATTTTATAAAATATTGCAAATCAATATCAGTATTTATATTAATTAAAAAATTATAAGGACAAATATTACCTTTATCATCAAATTTAAAACTAAAATATTTTAATATAGAATCGCTAATTTGATATCTAATATCATTATTTAGATTATCTAATTTATTACTAAAATTAAAATGATTAAATAAATGTCTACAAACTAAAATAATATTTAATATATTATCTTTATATTTTTCTATAATTTCTTCAAAAAACATATTTATTAAAGATGAATCATATTCTTTTTTCGGTGGTTCGGGTTTCAGTGGTTCGATACTAAAAAAAGCTGTATCGTCAAAATCAAAACATTCATCATCTTTACCTAATAGACTTAATAAATATCTATATAAGTCTATAATATTTGTATAATCTATATCAGAAAGTGTATCTAATATCATTACAAGTATAGATTGAATATTATCTTGCTGATTTAAAAATGTAATAATACCTGATTTATAATTTTCATCAAATATATTTAATTTATCTGCAAAAGCAATATCTTCTGAATTAACTTTTAGATATTTATTAATTAAATCTTTTTCATCAACACTTAAAGTGAAATATGCCATTTTAACATCTTTACCTAGGTCCTGTAAAGATCTTATATTTTTAATTCCTTTAGAATCATAATCTCCATTAACATATGATATTAAAACTTCTTTTAAATTTTTTTTATATTCGGTTGAAGAATTAGACACATATCTTTTAATTGTAGATATATATAATTGTGCATTTTCATCATTAGTTTTGTCTTCTGGGAAACAATATTTAAGAATTTTTAAAATTTCACTTTTGTCAATATCGATGCTATACTTCTCTTCTACATAGTCCTTAAATAATTTTGCAATTTTATCAAGTAATTCATCATGACTTCCACAATTGGCACCTGATGAACTTCTAGTAGTTCTACTAGAAGATGTTTCTTCTTTTGGCGGTATGTCTATTTCTTTATTATTATCAAATAAAGCTTTGACTTTTTCGGAAACTTCAATATTTGCTACAAAATAATAAATAGAATCATCTATATCTATATTTTTTTGTAATTCATTATAAAGAATATCCTGATATCTATCCAAATTATTTTTAATACTTGTTTCCATTTCATCGTATAATTTTAAATATAATCCATTTGTTTTGATATATTCATAATTCTTTTCAAAATCCTTGTTAATGTTTAATCCATCACTTTTATAATTTAAAAATTCTTTATTGAAATTTAATTTTAAGTTACCATTTATTATAGATGTTATTACATTTAATATAATATAATTTTCTAAATAATTGTATGAATTACCACCACTAACATTGTCGTGTATTTTTATAAATGGTATAATTTTATTATTTAGATGAGTTAAATCTCTTTTATAAGAGCTGTCAAAAACACCATTAATAAAATGTAAATTATATTTTGTATTATAATTAATAAATATATAAATAAATAATATAAATATAAATAATATAAATAATGGTGATATTACTTCGGCTGTAAAAATATTATAAGAATCAAATGTTATTGTAGCTGTTGTAATATTATAAACGATTAATAATAATATAAGACTAATAACAATAAACATTATTATATACGATAATAGCCCCTCCATATTTTTAATTTGATAATTGCCAATATTGTATTCTGATTGTATATTTTGACCGTTTGATATTTTAAAATAATTTTCATAAAATTTATTTTTACTATTATATGATATATCTACTGTATAATTTTTATCGTTTTCAACATAACTATTTATTAAATTATAATCATTTTCGTATAATGAAGCATTTGAAATAGAAGATTTAATACTTTCATCATATATATCAATAACATTTATAAAATCATCTTTAAAGTTTTTTCTAAATTCTAACATATTATTATCATCTTCATAAAATTTTTTTTTATATTTATTATTTATTTTATTTAAATTAATAACTAATTTTAATTTATTGTACTCCTTTTTATACGTTTTATATAATGATGTAAAATTTTCGTTATATTCTGAACCTTTTGATTTATTTAATTCATCAAACAAATTATTTTTATTATTTATGTTATATTCAACATTATCAATAAGTAATTTAATTATAACTTTACATAATATATTAAAATTTGTATTTTCATAATTTTTTTCAGATTGTTTATATTTCAAAAATCCATCAATATTATTCCTGGATGAATCATCATCTTTCAATAATTTAATTATTTCACCAGTATCACCAAAATCCAATATTTTAATATCTGGTGCTAAATAATAACCTTTGATAAGGTTATTAATGTATGTAAATACCTTTATATCATCACTTGAAACTGTTAAATAATTATCTTCATAAATATCGTCATTTTTTTTTATTTTTTGTTCTAATACATTTTTAAATTCATCAAATGATAAAACCTTAAATTTAAAATTTTTAATTGTATCTTGTAATATATTTTTTAAATTTAATATTTTAAGCGAAGGCTTATCATTATCGGTAAATGTCATTGTAATATTTATAATATTAACCATCATGTAAAAGCATAACAACACTATAAATATATAGGCCATCGCAAAGTAAAAGTAATTAATTCCATCAATTCTTGATATATATGGTACCGATGGTATAGCTGAAAAAAATCCACATATTATATATAATACCAAAAATATCACAATAATATTTTTAGATTGTTCCAATATTACATTGATATTATAACTATCAATTTCATCTGGTAGAATATCATTATCTGTATTAAAATATGCTTTATAACCTTTACTAGATGTTGGTGCATATCTTCTCACAATCATTATTGTAAGAATAAATACTACTAAAAATGATAATATAAATGGAAATGCTTTTAAATAAGTGATAAAGTACTCTCCATCAACATTACTTAAATATGGTACAAATCTATCATTATATTTCCAAAATTTATAAAATAAGTCTATGAAAAGTAATACAACTATAAATAAAATTGTATAGTAATATGTTTTTGTATTGAAATTATCATTGGGGAGTAATAAGTCAAAACTATTTTTAGCTAAATTAAATCTACCAGTTTCAGCTTCACAATATATATTATTACAATGTTTTTCTAAATTGATATCTGCGACATCTTTTAGATAATTAATTTTCAAAAATGATAATGTTAAATTTTTAAGTTCATTTAAAAATATTATAATCATGATAATAAACATTATAAATATCAATATGCGCATTATAAAAGTTTATAAATTACTTTAACCCTTATAAAGAAAAAAAGATTAATTATTTCTGCTGTCTTTAAATTATTGCAAAATATTATTAATATTATATACTGTAACTAAAAACAATAATATAGTAATGAAACCAAATATATAATATATATATCTCTCTTTTAATACTTGTGATAGTATAATAATAGGAGGTATCAATAATATAATATAAGCATACATAAATCTATTTACATCATTTATCTCATCAAATATCTTATCTAATGTTTTTTTACTATTATATAAGTACATTTTATCAATATTTTCTAATGTAATTTTATAGTTATTGCTATTAGCAATATATGTTCCATTTACATCATTTTTATTTTTAATTTCTTTTAATCTATTAATAATTTCATCAGTTAATAAAATATCTTCTACACCATTGATATTGTCATTATCAGATTTCAAAAATTTAATAATTTCAGTGTTTTCCGGATTTTCTTCTTTTATTATTATATCTAATTCTTTTAATATCATAATATATTCATAGCATTTTGTATGTGCATATATTTCTGTTAGTTTTTTTAATATTATAGAAAAGAAAATAGTATATATTGCAACATAAATAAATAAAAATATTGTTGAATTAAAGATATAAACATATTTGTTATAATCGGAACCTGCAAAATACTTAATATATACTAAATGAATTATAAAATATATCCAAATAAATATAAAAAGTGGCAAACTGTAATGTAAATATGTATTATATACTTTCATAATATTAAATTTACCATCCACGATACTTAAATCTCTGTTTAAATTATCTATATCCTTATAATTATCCTTGTATTTATCAAGATCACCTACTTTTTTGAAATTTTGTTCTATTTGGTTAAAGTCAAATAGATAATTAGAAATATTCCACATAAAAGTTCTTTTTAATTCAACACTATGAATATCAAGAATATTATCATTATACAAACAATATTTATTCATATTTTGTATTGTATCATTTAAATCTAGATGATATTTCAATTCAACAAGAGTTACTAAACTGATAGTAATTAAAATAATAATAATAATCAATAATATTAATAATTCTATATTATCTAGCATTGTCTTGATGAATATATCAAATCTATTATATTAATATTTTTTATTTTAACTTACCAATATCAACAATATTTGGTGTATATATTGGTTTTGAATCAATTGAACCTGCCGGATATATTGGTTCATTTGTTGCCAAAAAACATTGTATAAACAATCTATTATCAGGAATTATCTTACTATTATACTCTTCTGATGGCATTGAGGAATGTATTAATTTTCTATTATTCCAAATTACTAAATCATTTTTGTCCCATTCATGATAAAACATATTTTCGCGACTTAGTACATATCTTTTCATAATATGTCTGAATAATTCATTGCTATCATAAAAATTAAGTTTATCAAATGTTAAAAATCTAGTAGGATTAAGTAATAGAGATTTTCTATATTTAGTATTATCAGAATATATAATTAAGGGATCTTCTGTAAATATGTTATCATCACTATATATAATCTGTTTATCCTTCCTAATATAACCAGAATAATCGTAAGTACTATTTGTTCTACGTTCAAATGAATCACTATGAATTGAATTATAACTATTTAATTCTTTCTTTAATGACATATCCATCATATCATATGCATCTTCAAGACTAGAATAGTATGTTTTAATTTTTTCTTTTTTTGGTGTAACCAATTTATACATACTACTAACAACTGGTGTAATATGTTTTTGATGTCCTAATAAATCTTGATGCCATACATAATTATATCTAAAATGATTTCCTCTATATCTTTTTTCTCCTACAAATTTATTTTTAACACCATAATAATCTTTTATATACATATTACCTCTAATTGATACCTGTGGATCTTTTGGTATTCCTGTATACCACGGATATAGAATATCGTCCTTATGTTTTTCGTCAAATAGTTTAACGAACTCATAATATTCACTTGGATTAATTTTTTGATTTTTAAATACCAATAATGGTACAATATTAAATAAATGTTTTAATTCTTTTTTATCTTCTGTTGTTAATTTGTTAACTCTTATGTTACTTATTACAGCATTATTTTTTCTTAATGTTGGAAAACTTACACTAAATGCGTTAGCAATGTTTATTATATATAATAGTAATAATAATTTCATCTCTTTTAATAAAAAAGCTTTTAAGTTTTATATAATAAAAATAATTCAATCAATGTTATAATATTCTGATTTTGTATGAATAATATTATTGTGCTTTTTGATATTTTCAACAGTACCCTTCATATGTTCAATATCATTGAGTAGTTTATCAAACTTATTATTGATGTACTTTGTTTCTCTGCTAATGTCTGTAAACAAAGCGTCTTCGTCAAATAAATCTTCGATATCTTTATCGATATTATTGACGATTTCTTTTTGTTTTGGCGTATAGCCAATAGGTGGATCCCATTTTTTTTGTTTGTCATTATGAATAGATGCTCTTAGTAATGATACCGCATTGTAAATAATTTTTTTAGAAGAGCATATATTTGAGTTTGGTAAATTAATTTTATTTAATACATTAGTTGAAGGAATAAAAGCATTTGCATAACAAATGTACAAAAGCATTAAATTAACAATCTTCATTATTTAACAATATATTATATATATATATATCTTTTTATATATTTTTAACAGGTAAATTAATTTTATTTTCGTATGCCGGTGGTGAAACAATTTTTTCACGTTCTTCATATTTACCATCACCGTAAATAGAAGAATTTAAGTTTTTGTATAATCCGTTTCCAAATGTATATGGAGACATTGAACCACCCGCTGCTAATCTTGCTAAACTAATATAACTTTCTTTATCACGATAACCTGGATATTGATTACTTATAATACTATTTAAATCTGAAAAACTCATAACTGGTATACCTTTTATATTATTTACACCTAAATCTCCTCTGAACATATTTAATATTACAATATATTATTTTTTTTGTCCACGCAATACTTTATACATCTCAGTGTCAATGTCATCATATATTTCTCTTATCTCTTGCCATTTCTTTTCATTTTCTGTTTTTTGTACATTTTTAACAGGTATTTTCCATAATTCTGTCAATGTATCTAGTATATTCTTATTATTTCTTAAATAAATACTTTCAATTTCTTCTTTACTAATATTATCAGGTGCTTGTTTAAGTAATTCGTCCATATACTGTATTAATTATAAATATAAATATTATATGTTTTTATACTTAGTACCTTTATAATAATTATTTGCAATTTCATATGCATATTTTTCATAAGGATGTTCTAGTGAAAAGTTTTTCATAATTACATCATTTATGTTATTTGGTTTACTGTTTCTATAAAGACATACCATTATATTATCTGTTTTATTATCTAAATATATATTACTGTTTGTATCTGGATTTGATCTTATAAATTTATTGTTATAATCTATTTTTTTATATCCATCCGCATATATTAATTTAGCAAAAACATCCTTATTATATCTTTGATAAATATGAATTTTTTCATGTATCATAGTATTAGTTAAATCATTTTCACTATAATTTAATACACTTTTAGATATAAATATAATATTTTCTCTTGTATGTGGTAATCCCTCTTCATATTGTAGATTTTGATTTTTATATGTACATGCAACTATCCATTTGATGTTAACTAAATCTTTATAATTAATATATTTACTGTATAAATTGCAATTTTTTAAATAATTATCTGCATTTCTACAACATTTTGTTAATAGACCCTTCTCTATATCTGAGATATCACAGACACATTTAACAATATTGTCAATATATTCACTATTACTTTTAACTTTTCTTGCATGTAAATCCATATTAGACATATTATTTACATAGTTATCTCTATCCTTTCGCAAAAAATCACTAGCTTCATATTTTGTCATAAAATACACATCATTATTTAAATTATTTACATATTTCTCAGTATTTGTTAAAAATAAATAATAAATTACAACAAATATTATAATTGATATAATAGTTAAAATAATCATACTTATTATTAATCTATTTTATTTTTTTTAAAACAATATTTGGTTTTATCTTGTGATGTTACAACGTTTTCTTCTATATTTTCTATTTGTCTACTAATATTTTCGCATGTTAGACCCTTATCATATTTATATTTTTTTAATGCTAATTGTGATAGTTGCTTTTTTATATTTGAATGTTTTTCAAATGTTACATCACCATCAAGACCTCTTTGTATAGAATATATATATGTATTACCACTCATATTAGAATCATCTACTAAAAATACTTGCTTATATATTATTACAATTTTATATTTATAAATACGTATTGTACTATAACCATATGAATTTAGTAAAAAGTATTCGATATTGTACCCGTCAAATTTAATATATTTTTTTATATCATGAAATTCAAGATTTATATCAGGATCCGCGCCGCCACTACCAGTTGTAACTTGTAATACCTTTTTTTTACCTTTATTAATTTTCATAATGCTAAAATAATGCGCATCAGCACAAAGATAAATATAATTAAAATCGCTTAATAAATGAAACAAATTATCTCTTTTTCCAAATAATTCATTTTTATCTTTTATTTTATTTTTTTTTAATGCAAATAATGGTACATGTCCCATTACAAACACTTGTTTATGTGCTTTAATTCGATTCACATATTTGAATTTATATTGTATAGCTCTAAGATAATTTGGATAATTTAATTTATTAGTATTTATGATGATAACAATATATTTTTCATTATTGACTATACCAATTTCATCAACATATATATTCATAATATTATCGTGAATATCTAATTTTTGTAATTCACTTAATTCTTCTAATGTAGGATTGAAACCATCCATATCATTATTAACAAATAAGGTACTACTTAATTCATCATTTGATGATATAAATTTACTATATGTTGGCAATAATTTATCATAACTTTTACTTACACTACTATCAAATATCTTTTCATTTAATTTATCAATATATTTCTTTTGAGTTTTAATCATACATCTAGATTTTAACGGTTCGCCATTACCGTCATTATGTTCATCATGATTGCCAGCTGCAATATGAATAGTTTTATTTAATTGATATAATTTATCATATCCAGTTTTAAGAATACTTAATAGATAATATTGTATAAGATTGGTAGTACTTTCATTAACTTTTGTTACTTTTGTTGAATACCAATTATCACCAGCAATGAAAAATGTTGATATTTTTTTCTCTTTTTTATGAATATAATTTAATACTAAATCGCGATAAATATATTCTTTTTCACAGTTGATATTATTCCAACATCCATAAAATAAAAACTTAGACATTTCCTAACTATACACTATAAATATAAATGATGTATATTTTTATCATATTCACTATTATTATTATATTTACAGTATTTATCATAAAAATCTATTGTTACAATATATGGTAAAGTTATTTTTACCGAATCTGTTGGTACATAACGCATCATATTTACCCAAGAAATTATATTATTGATAGCTCTTTTTAAATTTCTGACACCATCTTCTTTTTGAACATTGCCAATTATATGTTTTAATAATTCACTATTAAATACTATATTACCAATTTCTAAGTTATATTGTTTTAAAATTTCTGGAACTATATAATCTTGTGCTAAAACTAATTTTTCTTCATTTGAATATCCTGGAACATTAATAACAATCATTCTATCTTTTAAAATAGGATTAATTAGTTCTTCATCATTGTAGGTAAATATAATCATTGAACGCGAAATATCGAAATCTATTTCTTCAAAGTATCTGTCGTTATATTTATCATTTTGCACTGGGTCTGTTATATGAATTAATGTATTTATAATTTCTTGACCTCTATATGTATTAGAAACTTTATCAAGTTCGTCAAATAAAAATAGTGGATTCATTATTCCAGTTTTCATAAGTGATTCGCATATTTTTCCATAGGTAGCACCTTCATAAGTGTAAGAATGACCTCTTAAAAAAGATGAATCATCTGTGCCCCCAAGTGATATAAAAGCATTAGGGTAATTGAGAGCATTACATATACCTTCTTTGATTAGCTTAGTTTTACCAACACCCGCACTACCTTGTATTCCAATAATATATCCATTTGCTTTTGGAAATGATACTAGTTGAGCTAAAACTCTTATAATTTGTTCTTTTGCATCTTTATGTCCATATACAGTATCCTCCATTTTTTTTCTAATACCATTTAAAAATTCGCATATTTTATCATTACCGTCACTTATTTTAATAGGTATTTCATAATAGTTATTAAATGAAATATTATTTAAAGCATGTAACCAATTATTTAATTTATTATATTCACTTGAACATGGTGACATATTATTGAAACTATCGATTTTAGCTATTATATTCTTTTTAGTTCTTTCATTAATATTTAAATTGAGAATTTTAAACCTCATTGGCATATCGGATATTAATTCATCATTTATAGAATCTTCTTTTAATTTAATTTTATCCTTATCTTCGTCGGACAAATTATCAAAATATTTTTTTTCAATAATTGTATATTTATGATAAAAATCATATTTTTTCTTTTGTATTTTTTTGTTTACTGTTTTCCTTGGAGGATTTAATATTAAAAAAAACTTTTGTTTTGTATTATAATTTTCTTCTTCATCGTGCTTATTAAAAAAACCACCACTAGGAATACTTGTATTTTGTATTATTTCATTTTCATCATCATCTTCATAATTTTCTTCATCATCTTCATAATTATAATACTCTTCGCTCTCATTTTCTTCATATTCTTTGTTAATATATGTTGGATCCTTATCAGAATTATCTTCTGATATTTCACTTGATTCTTCGTTTGTTTTCTCACTATTTGAACTTGAATTATCTTCTGTTGTCATTGTACATTTATATAATATTTATGATTTATATTTTTAAATAATAATAAAAAAAATATAATTAATTAAATATCACTATAATTATTTTTGTTTTCTTTCCCCCAATAAACATTATTTGATCTTGTTCTAACGACAGAGTTAGAATATATTAAATAATATGCTAATATAATTATTAATATAAATCCACCTAAAAATGCTAAATTTTCCATATATTTACCATCAGTGTAAACGTTAATTGTAAATAATCCTACAATAGCAAGTGATAACATTAAAACAGTTTTAATATTTACAGCATGCACAGATGTACTATATTTAAGTAAGTCAATGTGCATTTTTGAACCATCAGATTGTAAAGCTAAAATACTGTTGATATTACCTCTTGATACTCTTTCAAAATCTGTAATAGTTAATAATTTTGTATATGCTTCTGTTGAGCTTGCTTGTCCAACACCAACATTTGCCAATTCTAATGCTTGAATAATTTTATTATTTAATAATATTAATTGATTTTGAACAAACTCTACTTTTTGCTGAGGATATTTATTTATAGAATCAGATGTAAATTCCATATTAGAATTACCAACAACATTTGGTTTAGAATATGTTTGAGAAAATTTTTCAATAACATTATCAGAAGTAAATGCTTCAACATATAATACACTTAATATATAATATGTGACAAATTGCAATACTACAATACCGAAACATACACTAGCTACTAATTTAGTAATAGATTTTGGTATATTCATTGTATTTGTTAATATTAAAGCTACGATAATACCAACTAATATTAGAATATATGAAATTAATTGATAATATAAAACATTATATTTTGATTTGTTTAAATCGTATAATATTTTAGCATTTTTAATTTTAGATTCATTAGAATTAATATCATAGTTAATATTTTTTATTTTTTCTAAATTATTAACATATCCTGATTTATAATCAAGTGGTTTTTTAATTGTTAATGTTACTTTATTATCAACACCTGAACCTACTGATCCTCCATTTAAATAATGAAATAACACTTTTTTGCCTATTGCTTCATCTAATGAGTTAAAGTATCTTTCAGGTTGGGTATTGCTAGAACCTAAGTATCCATCATTATCATCAAATAATGTTACCTTATTATATGGCAATGTTAATACTGGAACATCTTTTAATTCATCTGAAATCTGGGTTGGATATATTAATCTTGCACTTATTAAAATTTCAACATCATTACTATTTGGAGCTATAATTCCTTTAATGGGAAAAGTAGTATTATTAATACGTATAATATAATTTTTTGATAATTTGTTACTATCTAACTTATATATAAATCTTTTAACATCAATTGGCAATCTACTATTGCTATTTGTTAATTTATCTAATTTAAATGAATCATTATCTGTAATTGGTGTACCACCTACTAGAACAGAATCTGGCGGTGATATATTACTTACGTTAGATAATTGTTCACCAGAAGTTACAATTGCATCTGTACCATTTAATAATTTATTAAGCAGTGCAAGTCTTGATTTTATTTTAATAGTGTTTTTATTTTCAACTATTGCAACAAAACCTTTGTCAGATATATCTTGTTGTGTATCATTTGATATATTTGCTGATTTAGCACCCAATTCTTGTAAGCTTGATAAATTATCAATTATTTTATTCATATATTCTTCATCATTCTCTGTTTTTGCAATGCCAAAAACAGAATCATTGTAAACATCTGTAATTGGAGATGGTTTTTGAATCATAATACTATTAGTTGTTCCATCAGTATATATTTTTTTTACTTCTCCTTCAATATCTGAATTATTTAAATATTTTATGGCATATCCAGAATTAGAAGTACTATCATTAGAAGTCATATCAACTGCTTGTACTGTACTTCCAGTTAAAGTAATCGTATTTAAATAACTATTAAATAATAAATTTCCTGATGTTAATGCTATGTAAAAATATTCTTTAATAACTTTGAAATATGTTAATAATCCGTTAATTTGTGTTCTTCTATTTATCAAATCAAAATTAATAATTAAATTTAAAAAATCTTTTAATAATCTTTTATTACGTACGAGCAATGCTTCATATAAATTACTATTTTGAATATTACTATTTGTAATATCATTTAATATTATATCATCTGGATTTTCTATACTTTTATCTTGTTTAATTACGGGTCTACCATCAGCTGGAATATTTATTACAATACCAGTAATTATATCAGCAACCGCACCACTATTATCTATAATCTCGCCACCGTTATTAAATAAACCACTATTAACATCTGTAATTTCATTTGTATTACTATATGATGACATTGAGTTTGATACAACACCTATTGTAGCATCATATTCAACTATAAAATCTTGTAATAGTTGATTTGTATTAGCATCACCAGAATAAGAATTTATAGATAAATATAATGATGATATAGCCGGTTTATTTGCTTCTATTCCAGAATCTATCCAATAACCATAATTTTTGTCTGTTTTACTACGATCAGAATATTTTTTCGCATTTTTATTTACAATAATAATATTATTTACCTTCTTTTTAAAATGTTCTAAATTTGCTGTTTCATTTAAAAAAGAATTATAAGCATCTAATATATCAATAAAAACATTAACTAAATGCATACTAGAAAGAATATTATTAATAATATCACTATCTTTTTCTATTTTAACTTTTCCTACTGCTTGTGTACTATGACTTTTAACAAATTTTAAATATCCTTTTGTTCTATTGGTATTATCAATATCTACACTATTACTAACATTAATATTACCTAATTTACAATATATTATTTCATTAATCAATTTTGTAAAAGAGCTTTTATCTATATTGTAATTACTATTTTCAAGACCAAAATTAACATCCTGAATTTCTCCTATATTTATTTTTTTTAATGTATCTTTTATAAATGGAGTTCTAGCATCAGCTGAATTATTAATATTAATGTATTTGCTATAAATATTATTTAATAATTTATTGACTTCATTATATTTAACATTATGAACCTCCATACTCATATTATGTTATATTCTCTTCTATAATAATATATATATTTATTTAAAAACAAGATCTATAGTAAAACGAAACACCGCTATTTTCATTATATCTAACAATTTTAACAATATCTCCTTGTTTTAATCCAAGCCACTTTGCAATTGGATCATTATGTAATATAAAAGGCATATATAACTTACTTTTAATCATATATTCGTTCATAAAATCAGAAGCTTCTTTCTCACTTAATTTAATATGTTTAGGTACATATTCATGTTTTGTGGGATTAAACATTATTTGTTGAGCGTGAAAATATTGCAATTGACCATCATTTTTCTGAAACAGTTTATCATATTTGTTTAATTGAGTAATAACAGGTTGAGATACGGTATCATTATTAAATATTAATATAACGTTTTTCTTATTACCGTATTTACTTATGAAATTATTAATATCACCTTCGTAATTCTTTAATTCATCCATAACATATTTTCTCAATTTTTTTGTTAGAGCAAATATGATTGTGGTTTTTGATGTTTGAAACTCTATAATATTTCTATCATTTTCATATTCTTCTTTATCAACGGAAAGTTCGTGTTCTTCAAATAGAGATATATCATCTCCACGTTCCATTAACATTTCTTTGATATTATTGATAATACTTGCGATATCCATTTTATATTATAACAAAGTTTAATCTTATATTATAGTATATAAAAAAATCAATTTTTATTTTTTATTCAATTGACTTTCAGCCATTTTAATAATTTCAGGATCAATATAATTCTTCTTACACACTTCATAAGTATTATGTAATTTTATTGCTGTATCTTCAATAGATTTTTTTATCGGATTTTTAGAACCAATATTTAGTTTAAAGAATTTCATAAATAGAGTATTTGCATTTAAAGTTCGTAAATCTTTTGTTGTTATTTTTAAATTAAATCTTTTATAAAAATTATATAAATATTTATTTACATCATTTGAAGTAATACATTTATCATCATATTTAAATATATATTCTTCATTGCCAATATTATCTAATCTCTCAAAAAAAAATTTATATATATCTTTGCTTTTGCATATTGCTGTATTTCTAACCTTTTTTTTACCAATAAAATCTATTTTAATAAAATTTTTTTCAATAAATATGTGTTTCTTTTTTAGTGTTGTTAATCCATAAGAATTATTATCTATTTCATATTTTTTATTACCTATTCTAAAACCACAATCTAATATTAGGGTTATTATTATTGCACAAATTTTATTTATACTATTACCATTTATATCTTTTTTTATTTTTCTTTTTAATTTGGAAAAGTACTTTATTGAATCTTTGATTTTTTTAAACTTTGCATTATTCTGTTTTAATATAAACTTGGGGTTATATATAACCTGTTTTCTATTTTTTGAATCATATCCATATGCTATTATTTTTTTACTATTAGTTATAGTTACATTATCATATGCTGGTGGTATTTTAAGAGATTTAAAAAAATCTATTTGCTTTTCATCTTTTATTTCATTATTTTTGCTAAAATATTTAAAACCTGTTTTATAGGTACCTATTCTTTGTACTTTCATTCTAATAATAATTGATATCTTTTAAACGCTGGTTAAAAATGATATAAACAAAAGATTATATAAATATCCATAAAGTAAATACGATATATAATGCCTGCCGCCACCAAAAAAACACCTGTTGTCGCTGTGAAAAAACCTGTCGCGGCAAAAGTACCTGTAATTAAAGCTGCCGATGCGGTAAAACCTGCTCCTGTACAAAAAATTGAAGAACCTGTAAAACCCGAGACCGTACAACCTGCTGCTCCACAAGAAAACGTACTTCAAGGCATTGTTGAAAAAGTTAATATCGTTGTAACAATGGGCAAAGAACTTCAAAGTCAACTTAAAGTACTAAGCAAAGAATGGGACAAGCAACAAAAAATCATTGACAAGGTACAAAAGAAACGTCAAAATGCCAAAAACTCTCCTTCTGGTTTCGCTAAACCCAACAAGATCTCAAATGAACTCTGTGATTTTATTGGCGAACCACATGGTACCGAAAAATCTCGTACTGATATCACTCGCTTTATCAATGCATATATCAAAGAACACAACCTTAATAAGCCAGAAAACAAACGCTTCATCCTCCCCGATGAAAAGCTACGCAAAATCCTAAATGTTGATGCCAAAGAAGAAATCAACTACTTCATCCTTCAAAAACTCATCTCCCATCACTTCCCACCATCTGCTAGCAAACTTGCTGCTGCTGCTGCGGCGGCTGCTAAATAAATATTTAAAAATTGATATAAGATTATTTTTATATAATACATTACTTTCAATAATGTCTTACATTACAACTACCAACGGAGCTGTATCTCTCAAAACTACTGGAAGTTATATAGTTGATTATTTTATGTTGTTTGTCCGTGATTTGGATAAAAAAGTAAGCTATGAATATCTTGAAAAGTGTTGGAAAGAAGACCCAACGAAAACTGTCGCAATCATTTTCAATGGACGCGATAGAGTAAATGGCAAAAAAGAAAAGAAGGTTGCTAATCAAGCAATGATGTGGTTGCGAAAATATAAGTTTGTTACTTATTGTGATAATCTAATTAATTACATTGATAAATATGGTTGCTGGAAGGACTTACTTTACATTACTTATTATCATAATGTTAGTACTATAAATAAAAATTACGAGATGAAGTTGTTTTCAAACAAATTATTAAATGATAAGCTTTTGCTCGAAGATGATAAAAGTGTTTCACTATGTGCTAAATGGGCTCCTAGCGAAAAAGATAGAAATGATAAAAGAAAGCATATGGCAAAACGTGTTGCAACAGAAATTTATGGTTTGGATGATGATAAAAGAATGGAAAAATATCGTAAGGAAATCATTGTTCCTCTTAGAAAAAAAATTAATATTGTAGAGACTCTAATGTGTAGTGGCAAATGGGGTGATATTAATTATCAAGCAGTACCTGGTGTAGCATCAAAGAAATTACTTAATGCCTTTATAAAATATGATAAAGAAAGATATCTCAAATATCTTGCTGATGTTAGAAGTGGTAAAGCAGAAATCAAAGTAACTGGTATCTTGCCTCATGAATTGTCCAAATATTATATTGATACACGTCATAATGATGATTATGGACTAAATGAAACTATTGAATTGCAGTGGAAAACTATTCTAGAAAATGTTAAAAAATCTGGTAACTTTGATAATTCATTGGCAATTGTAGATTTGTCCGGTTCAATGTTTGGAGCAAGAAATGGCAGTATTCCTGCACAAGTAGCTATTTCTCTTGGTATTCTTACATCACAGTGTTGTAATGGTTTGTTTAAAAACAAGTTTATTACATTTAGTGAAGATCCCGAACTGGTAACAATTGAATATAATGAACCTAGTTTGTTTGAATCACTTAACTCTATGATGAATGTAAGTTATGGTTTTAGCACAGATTTTGTTAAATGTTGTGAAGCTATTATCAGCTATGGTATCAAACATAATATTCCTGATAAAGAAATGCCTAAAAAACTCTTTGTATTTACTGATATGCAATTTAATGAAGCATCAGATGGTCAAGATGAATTAGAAACAATTTATCAGAATATTATTAGAAAATATAAAAAGTGTAGTTATACGGCACCTAAGTTTGTATTCTGGAATCTCAATTCAGATAATCAAGGAACATTCCCTGTTAACTGTGATACAGAGGGTACAGCAATGGTTTCAGGATTTTCAGAACAACTCTTGAAAATCTTTATGAATTATAATGAGTTTAAGCCTGAATTTATTGTAAACGAAATACTTAATCCTTATCTAGATAGCATTATTATTTCTGATGATTAATTAGAGTATAAATGGTTAGAAAGCAAGATAATAGTATTAATAATTTTTTAATTTTACTTGAACATTGTAATTCATGTGTTGAAAATACTAAAAAAAAAACAACTAAAAAGGCATCTACTACAAAAAAGACAGCAGAAAAGAAGTCCACAGTGAAACAATAATTACTCTTTGATTTTTCTTTTATTTCCAGATGACAATGGAATATAGATATTATATAGATACTTATATTTTTCTGGAATATCACAATAATTTGTATCGCTAATTTTATCCATCAAAATATCTCCAGCTTTTTGGAAAAGCACTGCTCTTTCTAAGTCGTTCATTTATAATACGACCTCATGATAATATTCTTATATCAATTTTTATTAAATAATTTGAGTACATAATTTTATTATAATTTTATTTTTATAAACTTTTTGAAAATCTATATATTTTATAAATTATGTACTCAATTTTAAATTTTGATTACCTTATTTGTTAAATCTACTATATTGCTTGTAGCTTTCTCTTTATAATCAACGACATAATCAAATGTACATTCGTGATCTGTATAAAATAAATGTTTGCTACAATAATGGTTACCACATTTGCATTTGTTGGTTAATCCTTCCAATGTATTCAATTTCTTATTACAACTATAACACCTCATTTTTTTAAACTTAATAAATACAAAAGATAATATTCAATTTTTTATATAAAAATGATAATATATATTAATATACTTTTATTAACATTATGAACAATGTATTTATTGAAGATTTCAATGGTAACATCATGCGTTATCTAAATAATGATTTTGGAACCTTAAAAAAACTATCTGAATCATCGAAACAATGTAATAGTCTAGTTAAAGAAAAAACTAATTTTAATATGCTACTTGAAGACAAAATTAATAATTATAATTGTGATATGGTTGAATCATATTTAATTAAGATTTTAAAGACAAATATTTTAAAATACAAAGATGATAAAATGAGTCAATACGAATCCCGACTTAGTTATTATATCAAAAAACTTAATAAAAAATGCATTGATATCATATATAACAAGATAGATTATTGTTATAATGAGAGAAATGTCGGACTAAACAACTATATACAAGAAATATCATATTTGTTATCTAAAAAATTATTTGATATTATGGTAATTATTGAAGATAATGTTATTATCAATGATGATAATATAATTGAATGGTTTAATATTAAACATGTATAAAAATAATATGGATATATTAAATAAATTATTTTTTAATTGGAATAGGCGAGACCACCCATACCAGATAAAATACGGAGAACGTTGTAGTTGACAGCATATACGTGGATAGTACCGGCTACACGAGAAGATAACGATAATACCGCGGTATCAATGCGAGACATGTTGAGAGTGCCACTTGGTTGGTGCTCTTCGGGTTTAAGAGCGAAAGAATATACATTGATACCTTTGTGGTTTTCATCAGGAGTGTTTTCGTGATGTTGATAAGGTTGAACAAGGGAGAAATAATCACCTTTGCGAGTAGCAAAACGATCATTGCCATTAAGCATAATTTTCGCTTGCCATGTGGGATTTTTAGAATTGTTGTAATCATTTGCTCCAAGTTTGGTAGTATCTGAGCTTTCAGCAGTTGAAAAGTTGTTCCAGAATGGGTATTGTTGATTTGTTTTATTATCATTAGATTTAACAGCCCAAACAAGTTCTTTGCATGGGTGGTTAAAGTTAAGTCTAACTGGTTTCATGCTATCAGCAGAAGTAGATTGAGTCATGGTATCGGTACCAGTGAATTGTAATTGTTCAATTAAATATTCATGGGATAATTGAGCAAAGCGTCTGCGTTCATCAGTATCAAGGAAAACATAGTCAACCCATAAATTAGCATCACGTAATGAAACACTAGATCCGGATGCGAATTTAGTAGTAGCAGTACTACTGATTTCAAAATTAGTATTATAATCAGTTGCGGATTTATTGCCATTTGTGCAGCCGCCATCAGCAGCATCTTCATCTTCACATAAATTAGCATCATTAGTATCTACTAAGTTAGCAGCAGATTCATATTCAATGTTGATTTTAACTTCGTGATATTGAAGGGCGATTAATGGAAGAGCTAAACCTACATTGCGACAGAACCAGAATTCAAGAGGAACATATAATTCGTATTCAGATTGTGCTGGTAATTTGGTACATAAATTAGCGTCGTTAGCACCAACCATAGTATTGTAACCAGAGCGTTTACCAGCAGGTAATGATAATTCATTCCAGATGTATAGCCATTCAGAATAATGTTTATCAATACGTTGACCACCAATTTCTAATTCAACCGTTTTTAATAATCTTTGACCAAAGTTTGGTACAAGGGCTACATTATTAGTAGTGCCTGTAGCATTATCATTTTTGATTTTACCGTTGAAATATACACGGTGGATTAAATCACCATTGCGAGTTATTTGGAAACTGGCACGAGAACCTAAGGAATTGCTTCCAGTTGGAGTTTGTTGGATAGCTTCAATAGCGAAGTTAGTATGACGACGATATACAACTTTGAAAAAGGTAATTTGAGGATTACCTGTTAAATAAACATCCTGAGCACCATAAGCTACTAGTTGAAGAAGACCACCACCCATTTACGCTATATTCTTTATACTATTAGTGGAGAAAAAAAAAGTAGATATTATTATACACAAACTATTATTATTATAATATGAAAAAAATAATGTAGAATTTTTTAATTGGAATAAGCTAGACCACCCATACCAGATAATATGCGGAGAACGTTGTAATTAACAGCATATACATGTAATAATGAAGTTTCGCCTGTTCGTAAATTTAAGTTTAAGTTTAGTACCGCGGTGTCAATACGAGACATATTGAGAGTGCCACTTGGTTGGTGCTCTTCGGGTTTAAGAGCAAATGAATAAACATTTAAACCAGCATTATTTGGAACATTTTCGTGATGTTGATATGGTTGTACTAAATTGAAATAAGAACCAGGACGTTCTGAGAAACGATCATTACCGTTTAATACTAGTTTGGCTGATACAATTGGATTTATAGAAGTTATGCCATCTCTTTTACTTACTTTATCAAAAACATCATCCATGATACCAGGTGCTGATGTGTAATTAAACCAATTAATGTTATTAGCAATAGAATCGTTGGTATTTTGTGTTTCAACAAACCAGTATAATTCTTTGCAAGGATGGTTGAATGATAATTTTGGTTTAGCTTGGGTTCCAGAAATAGATTCGGTACCAGTGAATTGTAATTGCTCAATTAAATATTCATGGGATAATTGGGCAAAACGTCTGCGTTCATCAGTATCAAGGAAGATGTAATCTACCCATAATGAAGTAGAACCAAGATCACCAAGAGCATCAGCAGTACCTTTGCATTTATCAGCAGATTGGAATAAGATGTTTACTTTGACTTCGTGATATTGAAGAGCAATTAATGGAAGAGCTAAACCTACATTGCGGCAGAACCAGAATTCAAGTGGTATGTATAATTGGTCATTAGTAGTATCTTTTAATACACCACCATCACCACCTACCATTTTCTTGTAGCCATCACGTTTGGATACAGGTAATGATAATTCATTCCATACATACATCCAGTGGGAATATTGTTTGTCAATCTTTTGACCACCAATTTCAAGTTCTACATAGTCAACGAGACGTAAGCCGAAATAGGGACATACTTCTTCGGTTTCAGCAGACATATCAACTGCTAAATACATGCGGTGGATTAAATCACCATTGCGAGAGATTTGGCAAGTTACACGGTTGCCATATCCAGGATTTCCGTTGAAAGTTTGTTGGATAGCTTCAATAGCGAAGTTAGTATGACGACGATATACAACTTTAAAAAAGGTAATTTGAGGATTACCTGTTAAATAAACATCCTGAGCACCATAAGCTACTAGTTGAAGAAGACCACCACCCATTTACGCTATATTCTTTATACTATTAGTGGAGAAAAAAAAAAGTCTAATATTACACAAAACATATACATTATTATTGTTATAATATATTGAAAAATAAAATATATAATTGAATAATTTAGTTGGAATAGGCAAGACCACCCATACCAGATAATATGCGGAGAACGTTGTAGTTAACAGCATAGATATTGATGCCACTGTAATCTATGTTGACTTCTGTTGCTCTATTAGTTGCTGTTTGTATTTTATCAACTGTGTTAACCATAAGGGTGGCAGTGTCAATACGAGACATATTGAGAGTGCCACTTGGTTGATGGTCTTCGGGTTTAAGAGCAAAGGAATATACATTGATACCAGGGTTGGCAGATACATTGGTGTGATGTTGATAAGGTTGTACTAAATTGAAATAGGAACCTTTGCGTACTGCGAAACGATCATTGCCATTTAATTGTAAGATGGCATCAACGAATGGATTCTTAGCAAGAGCGGATGGTGTAACAACATTATTATCTTGAACATCCATATCAGAGTAATCATACCATTTAGCATTACGTTTTGTTGTACCTTTGGCTTTGGCAACCCATACTAATTCTTTGCATGGGTGATTGAAGTTAAGTTTAACGCGAGTGCTGCCAGTGCCAAGTGTTTCAGTACCAGTGAATTGTAATTGTTCAATTAAATATTCATGTGATAATTGAGCAAAACGTCTGCGTTCATCGGTATCAAGGAAGATGTAATCTACCCATAAAGACATATCTTTAAGTTCTGGGAAATTGCTAGCATTAGCACCAGTGTCTCCTGCAGATGTTACGATGCAATTAGATTTTTGTTCAAATTCAATTTTAACTTTGACTTCATGGTATTGAAGGGCGATTAATGGAAGAGCTAAACCTACATTGCGGCAGAACCAGAATTCAAGTGGTACATATAAAGTAGTAGTTGTTTCATCACTTATATTACCTGTAGTGTCACCATAATCAGCACCTACCATCTTGTCATACGCATAGCGTTTGCCAGTTGGTAAAGATAATTCGTTCCAGATGTACATCCAGTCAGAATAGTGTTTATCAATTTGTTGACCACCAATTTCAATTACAACAGATTTTAATAAGCGAAGACCTAAGTAGTTAACATATGTATCAGTACCGGCTGTCCGAGAAGACACATCTACTTGGAGATACATGCGGTTGATTAAATCACCGTTGCGAGAGATTTGGCAATTTACAGTGTTTCCATAACCTGGATTTCCATTGAAAGTTTGTTGGATAGCTTCAATAGCGAAGTTAGTATGACGACGATATACAACTTTGAAAAAGGTAATTTGAGGATTACCAGTTAAATAAACATCCTGAGCACCATAAGCTACTAGTTGAAGAAGACCACCACCCATTT